CCCGACCGCGACCCCGACCGCGACCCCGACCGCGACCCAGACGAGTCAAACCCTCCCCGTACTATCGCTGCATTCATTTCTGTGATCTCGGAGATTGCTTAATCTGGACAGCGTCGATTATCGAGCCTCGACCTATGATCACTCTACCGTCCGGAAAGGGCTCGACCTCTCCGAACGTTGCGTTCTTGACAGCATCGGCGAAGCGCCCTGTATCTGCGATCCACGCAGCTTCCTCGAGGATGATCTCGTGCTCGGTGACTGCGACTACTCGCCCTGTGTCGATCATCGTCACTGTTCGTATGAGATAGATCTTTCCTATCTCCCACGCGCTGTTGTCGACAGGCTTCGCGCCGTTCAGAAGAAGAGCTATCTGCTTCAGCTCTCCCAACTTTAGATCGTCGATATTCATACGTCCTCCTAGCGTTATCTCAGAAAGTATAGCATTTGACGATTACCGAGTGCAATCCCTCAGCTTGGGCCAGCGGTCCAGTATAGCACGGGAGGAAGCCCGAAGCACCATGAGACGCTGGATGTCTGGCACGACCTTCGGGCCGCTGTGGAGTCTCATCTCCTGGCGGATGACCGCGAGGCTCTGCCGAGCAGCCTCGATCGTGTGCATGGGGAACTCGCTCAAGCTCTGCCGCCCATCTTCTTGAAGTCTGCCAGAAGTTGCGCGAAGTCGAAGCCGTTCGGAGCTCGCGCCGATGCTCTCGCGATGCCGTCCGCACTGAGTACAGTGTAGAGATTTCCTCCGTCGGCGTATCCGGCATACTTCTGGATCGCTGAGTCTGTGATGTAGCCAGTCATCCCCCACGAGTCGATCACGACACCGGTCTTTCCCCAGCCGACGCCGACGAAAGCGTGACCGTTGTTCGGATCAGCCGGACCGACGTCGTCCCAGAAGAATCCTGACTCGGACGGCATCGGAGTGATCCACTCGTCCGGTAGATCGACGCCAAAGAGCAGATTCTCGAACAGATACATCGCCGCCTTGTACTCGTACGGATTAGTCGCGTCGACAGTCATCCAGCCGGCGATCTTGTGCGCTCCGTTGAGGAAACCCTTGTTGAGCCAGTGATTGAGGGCCGTTACTTCGTCGCAGCCGTCGTCAGTGGACGGATCTCCCGGCACGTAGCCGCCGATCGCGCTGTACGCTGCCGTGATCTGCTGGTCGGTGTAGAGAACCTCGGCTCCGGCGTTGCCGCTCAAGACTCCTTCGATGTGAGCCATTCCGGCGATCACGCAGTCGCCGAGAGTATCGTTGAGATAGACGTTACTCAGAGATGCCTCCGCCGCCGGAGCATAGTTTCCTCCCTGAGGAACGTGGATCGGTCCGCTCATGTAGTTGCGGAAGCTAAACCGAGGACCGAGAACTGGCCTTCTACGACCGAGCTTGAATCTTCTCATTTCGACCTCTGTTGCTGTGTGGGAATCCTACGTTGCCGAACGGTCTGTCGAGAAAATCGCACAGATGCTTCATCGCGTTAGGATCCTCGATATTCAGCACCAGCAGATTGTCGCGAAAGTACTCTCGGACCTCGCGATTATGTCTGCGATAGACCTCGCGGAAGGTCTGCTCGTGGAAGTCGATCCTGCCGTAGGTGATTCCGTGCATCTTGTGCGAGAAGCCGTCAACGTCCCAGGTCCAGCGCCGAGGATTGTACTCCGCATTCCAGAACTTCCGGACGCTCTCGATCCACTGATCTTCGTTCCTGACCGTTAGTATGAACTTAGAGTTCGGATAACCTGCGTCGAGCTTCTTGTAGAGCGCAGGAAAGGGATTGTCGCAGAGCGCGTAGTCCTTCTCCATGGTACGACTTCCGCCCCAGCGGTTCATCTCCTGCCAGATCGTCTTGGCCCACTCTCCTGACTTCCAGTGCCCGACGTCGTAGCCGAAGGACTGAAGAGCGTGCTGGAGACTCGTCGTCCCAGTTCGCTGTAGCCCTACGCCGAACACGCGCGTCGGTACTGGGTCGATTCTTATCGGCTCAGTGCCGAAGTTTCGGTAGACCACGCCGCAGCCGATATTCCCGTAGTTGACGACTGTGTCGTGCGCGGCGTCGCACTTCTTCAACATCATGTCGTTCTCGAACTGCTTCGCCTCTGGCCACTCCTTGAATCTGACGTCCGGGCCGTGCGGAATCGCGTTGAGAAAGTTCCGATGCAGAAAGTCCTTCTTCACCTTGAGTCTTCCGAGACGAGACAGAATGTCGATGTCCTCGGCACCCCACATCTCGTGGATCTGATTGTATCCTCCGACTTTAAGAAAGTCCTGGGTACGAATCGCCATTCGCCCAGCGAACCCGCGCCTGAGATTGTGTGGATTCTCGGGATTGTACCTCTGTCCGTGAGGAGGTAGAGACGCGAAGTCAGGGAAGAGAAAAGCCAGCTCCGAGTCTCTGAACTTGTCTCTCACGTGATCGACGAAGCCGCTCCCGGCGAAGTTGTCGGCGTCAAGAGTGATCAAGATGTCGGCACCCTCCCGCATCGCACATCGGTGTGCCTGATTCTTGGCGTGCGCCATGTGAAAGCGGGGAGGCTGAGTGGTCTTGTAGTAGACGAGCCGCCCGTCGGCGATGTCTCTTCCGTGCTGTTCTCTGACGTAGGTGTCGAGGCCGTCCTGATCGTTGTAGTTGAGAAGGACGAGTATGGCGTCTCTGCAGTCAGCCAGATTTTGCGGCAAGGTTTCTCTCAGGTACGGAAGTCTTCCTCGGCAGGTCGTAACGCAGGCGACTCTCATCTAGAACATCCTGTCGATTATCTCCACCAGATAGGCGGAGTTAAGTTTCTCCGGGTCTTTTTCGCGAAGCTTGGAGATTACTTCGCAGAAGTAGGCTGAGTCTACGCCCGTGAGTTGATCCTCGAGAACCTTAACGTCCTTCAGGTCCAGATCGTCCAACTGCATCGCCATCTTCAGTATCTGACCGGCGTTGACCGTCCAGCCTCGAGCAATGAACTTGCGAAGCCTGATGATCGAGCACAGTGGGTATCTGCTTCCGACGTAGCGCAGCTCCTTCGACAGAAGAGCCTCCAGGGCCTCCAGCTTCAGAACCAGCTTGTCGTTACTCGCCGTCAAGTAGTTCGTACAGTGGACGAAATCGTAGTTCTCATGTATCTGATCTGGCTCTCCGAAGAACCGTATCACGATCTGAACACGATTACTGAGAGTAATCGCATTCGTAGACATGAAGACTGGACGATAGGTCTTGTCCTCAGTCTCCTCTGCCTTACCCTGCGCCTCCTCGTACAGATCCTCGATCTCACCAGAGTCCTGAATAACCTGCTCGCCCATAGTCTCGCCGCGATGACCTCTCTCCGTCACGATACGAATACGATCCTCTAACTCTTGCACCTTGACCGGATACGGGAACTTGGAGACATAGTACTCAGCGACGGCCTTCGTTGTCTCCTTAGTCTTGAAATAGACGTCGAAGTCGTTGACTTTCTCGTTGAGAAGCATCGAGGCGATAGCTCCTCCGGTCACGATAACCTCCCGCTTCATGTCGGCGCGAAGACTCTCGTCCTCCACCGTGGCGAGCCACTCGTTGATCTTCTTTAGAAGAATCTTACGGATAGTCTTAGCTTTCATGCTACCCTCCTAGAGCTAACGGGCAACCCTACGCTAAGACGATAGTCCGTGTAAAGCTCCGCTAACAGAGATGACACTGCATCTCTGTTGTTTGAGTCGTTGTACCATCTGTTGAGCCCAGACGGATGAGGAATCTGATACACGACTCCGCTGTGTCCGAGCCATGTTGGGAGCAGCCAGGGCGTCGGCGGCGCGGCCAGCGCCGCGCATACCGCCCGCCCTAGCAGGACCGCTGTACGACCCTCTAAAGCCTCCAGAACTGCCTCGCGGCGGGCGCGGGCGGCTGCCGGGCTGTAGGTAATTCCGTCCACCATATTGATGCGATCGAACGACTTAAGATACTCTAAGCGAAGACAGCCCGTCTTCTCGTACAGCATCTCCCAGATGCGATATCCCGTGCAGTTCGGCGGCCAGGGAAAGAGTGGCTTGTTTCCCTGCGGATTATTCATCCCGACGAGGATCGGCTTAGAAGTCATATCCATACTCTACCTTGATGTGGTCACCTGCTGAGAAAGCAGGGGAGAAGGTTATGACGTCGCCGACCGCGTAGTAGGATCCAGGCTGAGCCGTGTGCCAGTTCTCTCCATCATGACTCACACTAACGATCATAGCAAACTCTCGCAGAGACTTGATCGGCATCAGGAGTCCTGGCGTGCGGATGATCGCCGGCGCGCAGATCAGACTACCGAGAAGGCCTCGACGCGATAACATCTCTCAGAACCCTCGCTGACTCTTCTAGCTGCGTCGCGGCTTCTTCGATCGTAGAGCGCCACAGCTTCTTCCTAATTACCATGAGCACGAGATTACCGGCGACTCGATTGATGTTGGTGAGCTCGTAGTCGACTCGTGATCCTGCACTCATTCTCGATATCTCTCTCGGACTCTCCCACCCTCCTGAATCCGATTGTACTTGTCGAACTCGCAGAGAGTGTGCTCCACGGTTCGCATGTCCCACCTCGGCCACTGATCTACGAGCGGTGCCTGACTATGAACGAATACCTCGCTATCGGTGACTATGTGATCGACTCCCATGCGGTACTGAGGCCAGTACGACGGGAGCTGCGACGCCATGAGAATGTCGAGCATCTCCTGGTTCGCTTTCTCCTTTCTCGCGGGCGGTCTGTCCAGCGGACGATCATGTATCCGGTTCAGTCCGCGAATGGCTCCTGGTCCGGCGTTGGCCCACGTGAGAGCGTCCGGAGCTCCGCGCATCAGATGCGAGTGATAGAGGTCAGTTACTACCTCGTACGAGATGAAGTCTCCGGAGCGCGGGAACAGACGAAACCAGCCCCAGACGTCCTGAAGAGGAACCCGTCCAGGGTTCGCCTGAAGATGATCCGCTACATCTCTCCAGAGCAGACTGGTGAAGCCCGGAATGATCCTGCACGGCTGAGGAAAGTCTAGAACGTTCTTCACGCACGCGAGTATCCCATCAAGCTTCGACATGTGAGGTATACCGATGATGCAGTACGCTCCGGTGACGTACGGACCAGATCCGCAGTGCTCGACTATCGCCTCTCTGAGGATTCCGACGTTCTTGGTCTCGAGGAAGACTTCCCACGCTGTTCTTCCGTCGCCAAAGATATCTCGCTCAGCGAATATCGCCTCTCCTGTGGAGATCCGATTGAACCATCTGAAGATGATGGTAGCGAGGAGAAGCTCAGGGCCTTTGATCTGCTCGCGAACGTTCTGCCGAAGCCAGATCGTCGTGCGATCGTCCTCGCGAAAAACTGAGCAGAACTTAAAGTAGTCAAGAATCTGGTCATCGGTCCACGGACGAGGCAAGCCAGCCTGCTTCTTAAGATGGATGCTCTGCCGTTCTCTGGCATAGTTGAAGAACTCGTCGTACATGGAACCTCCAGTGGCGGATAATCCAGAGTTGTAGAGTCTGGCCTCGGTGGGGCTTTGAGACAACCAAGGATCTTCTAGTTAGCCATTCTGGATTATCCGCCACTACAGTATACTAGGAGGACTGCGACGAACAAGCTCTAGGTAGTGTCCGCGACTTTTTATATGCAGTCCGAGATCAGATATCTTAGAGTTCATCAGACACATTCTAGTCTTCATCGTGCCGATCTCGTTCTCGGGACTAGTGAATGGATCTGGGTATATCACCTCGATCATCTCCTTCATAGGAAAGATGCCGTACCCTCGGACGATTATCGCCCAGATGATCGCCGCCTGTCCGGGCTGAAGAGAGACGTAGTCATCTCCGCGAAAGAACTGGCATCTAGTCGCCCTCGTGCCGTGGAGCTCGTAGTCTCCGATCGCCTGAGCTAGCTGCCAGCAACGAAGACATCTGCCAACTCGAAATCGTCGATCTCCCGGCTCCTTCGCAGGAAGAGTGCGAGTCGAGCAGTAGTGGTCGGCGTAGAACTGCTCACGCATACGAAGAAGCCCCCAGTGTCTCCACCGGGGGCCTCTACGGCGCGACGTAAGTCTAGGAGGACCGGTGGTCGCGCTACCTCGCCTGCTGACGAGGATTACTTGACGGTGATGAACTTCCGCGTCTCGTGCAGGTCGAACGCGATGTCGTCGGAGCGAAGGCCAGCCTTCAGGGCTGCCTCGACGGTCATCCCATCCTTGTACAGTGCGAACCGAGTCGCGGCGGCCGAGCCAGCGCGCTTCGGGTTATTGTCGGGACCGTACTTCTTCCCGTCCTTGTCGGTGCCGAGAGAGATGACGGCCGACATCGCGTGGCCGGCGACGGTGCGAGGAGCGACGGGCTTCGCCTCCTTGGTCTTCGCCGGATCAGCGGCGGGCTTCGGCTTCGCCTCCGCAGGCTTAGTGCTCGTGTGCTGATGTGCTTCTGCCATGACGATCTCCTTGGTTAGGCTGTCACGACGACAGCGGTCTAGGCTCAGACATATTACTCGCCGACCTTCGAGAACGCAAGCGCTATTTTATCTGTTCACGAAATTATTTTAAGATCTGGCTTGATCTTCCTGAGAAACAGTCCGCCCTGCTGATGATGCCACCGCGACGCAGGATGCCGCAGAATAGGATCCTTCAGATCTGTGATCCTGTACCACTCGTGCGTCGCGTGCAAGGGCTCCAGCACCTTGTAGAGCATACTCGTCGCGATACCGTCGCAGCCCTCCTTCGTGCAGCCGGTCTTGAACGGAGTCGTACCCTCGTCTCGGTCTACGGTAACGTTCGAGTGTCCGCACTTCGCACACCGATAGACGTTCTTCAGTCCCTTGAATGACATGAGTCACCTCGAGAAAGTGTTCATTCTGATACACTCAGCGACTAACTCCTCTGAGACGTGCTTCAGCTCGAGCCATATTCTGCAACGAGCCATGGATCCTACCTTGCTCTGAGGGCACCTATCGGCTCCTGTGCAGTCGCACCAGACTAAGATCTTACCGTTACTGACGACAAGCTTCCCGTCGTCAGGACCAGGCCCAGGCTCGTCTATCTCAAAGGTCATGTGTCCCTCGGGTTATTTCTCACCCACTCCTGCATCTTACCAGTCAGATCGCAGATTCCGCAGAACTCACGAATGCGGTCAAGCCTCTTGCCTTCTAGAGCGGCGATCATGTCCCGCGCCAGCGTGAAGGAAGTACAGTTTATCACGACCGCGCCGCATGTCAGGCAGTGACGCTCAAAGCTCATAGCACTTGTTACTCCTCGGAGCCACGATCGTCAGGCGCTCCAGCGTTCGGGTCACGCCGACGAACCAGACGCGATGCTCGTCCTCTGGATTCTCCAGATACTCCCTGTACGTCCGATCAGCCATGTCCGTCAGGATTATCACGTGCTCGCCCTGACCGCCCTTGGCTCCGTGGATTGTCGACACGTTGACTCGAGGAGTCTTCTTCAGCTGCTCTCCTCGCCTACGCGCACGAAGGATATACAGCTTGTCGGCCTCCGGAATACGATCCATCGCCTCGTGCCATATCCCGTCGAGGTTGAGCCCTCCCCGCTCCCTCAGCGTCTGCATATTCACTGGCTGGTCCGGGGAGAAGCCGGGGAGGGTCTTGTAGCCGCGCTTGACTCCTCGGCCGCTGGAGAGATACTCGTACATCTGGCGAGCCTCGTCGCTCAGTATCTCTCCACCGGCTCTGATATGCTCCCACGCCATGATCGCCTGAAGTATGCCGGACGGAACGGAGTTGTGACCTCGCCAGTTGAAGACTATCCCCTCGCGGCGGAGGTGAGTCAGCATCGGCTGGAGGACGAAGGCGTTGCGCCCTAGAATGAGTATCTCTCTACCCTCGAGATCCGCGTCCCAGATACTCTGGATTCGACTGACGACACCGTCGACCTCCTTACCGTCCTTATCGAGACGACTCCTCCACTCCTTCGCTCTACGATTTCTGATCCCAGCAATAATCTCGGATGAGATATTCTGTACTCTGCGAGGAACGCGATACGACTGGCCGAGAACTCTGGAGTTCCCGACCATTCGGATGAAGTAGTCGACGTCCGCTCCGGCCCACTTGTAGATCGCTTGGTCATCGTCACCTGCTATCACGACGCGCTCGGCGAACTGCGCTAGGAAGAGGACAACTCGCCACTGTAGCTGAGAGAGATCCTGGCACTCGTCTACGATCAGGATCTTGAGCCGAGGGGGTCGGCCGGTGTCCAGATATCGCTGAAGCATGTCCGTGTAGTCGATGAGACCACGGTCCTTCTTGAACTGAGCGAGGCCTCTGGAGATCTTATCGACCAAGTCCCACGGAAGCTCGTCGTAGTTCGAGTCGTACTGCTTCCGAAGGGGGATACACTTGACCCTGGCAAGATTCTCCATGAAGAGAGCGCGGTCTGCCGGAGTAAACCCGAAGGTGGATCCCTCGTCGAGATATCGTACCTCGGAGATGGACTCTCCTATCCAGTCTCCGAACTCGAGCATCTTCTTCCCTTCCAGGATATCACCGTTGTTGAGCGCCAGCCCTTGGAAGCAGAGAGAGTGTATAGTTCTGAAGAAGCGAAAATCGCTTCTATCAACGCCGAACTTGTCGACCGCTCGGCCGACAGCCTCGTTAGCTCCTCGCTTAGTGAAGGTGACGAAGCCGATCTCGTAAGGTCTGGTGCCGCCACGGAGTTCCTCCTCGACTATGTTGAGCAGAGTAGTCGTCTTTCCGGTTCCCGGCGGACCTAGGACGATCTCAGGGATCATATATGCTCCTTGATCGACGGTGGGAGGGCGGAGGGCTCAGGTCTCGTAAACTCGTTGCGGACCCACCAGACGTTGAGGCCCTTTCCTCGCAGATTAAAGAACGTCTTGCCGCCGATCTTCTCTAGCTCGGTAGCGACCTTGTTCCGACCCCAGACCTCGAACTTCGCGCGCTTGAGGTGATCTTCCAGGTCACGAAGTCGGAAGTAGAATCTTTGATTCTCCTCGTCCTCCCAGGGCTTTCCGGAGAGTATCTCGTCCTTCTTCTCAGCACGATGTCTGGTGATGAGAAAGTCCTCCAGCAGCTCCATGAACCGACCGTTGGTGGAGACCTCGCCGGAGACCTCTATCTTTATCGCGTCCTTCATCGCCACATTTATCATCTTCAGCCAGACCGGCTGAGTGAGCATCATGTAGCAGACGTGCATCCGCTCCATCGCTACCTTGTGAAAGGACTTGTAGTTCTGGAGCTGATCGGTGGTGAGCTCCACTCTCTGGCCGTCGACATCAGCGAACCAGAGCGGAGGGTCAGTATCCAGTACCGAGAGTCCGGTAAGTACCGGAAACTCGTCGCTGCCTCCTACTCCGAACTTCCTGGTCCGACAGACGGTGGAGTTACAGTGTGAGACGCACGGCTGGTCAGAGCAGCGATAGTTGTACTCCTTCTTCTCTAGGTTCTTGATCATACCAGCTACCTCGTCGGACGGCAGCGGCGGATTCATGAACTCGCGGTTGAACTCCTCTAACTTCTCCTGCCAGTTGGAGAACTTCTTCTTACAGAAGACGCCTAGCGCGAAGAGGCCGTTGTTACGAGTCCCCTCTGGAAAGCCTGTCGTAGACAGGTATTGCAGACAGGGAGGTCCGTCGCCCAGGTCGTCGTTGGAGTGCTGGGGGACGACGATAGTGGATAGATCTCTGATCCGATGAGCTTCCGCGTAGGCGACGAACTCCGTCAAGGTCATTCCGAGGAGGGTCTCCTTCAGACCGTATCGAGTGGTCTTATCTCCTCCGAAGTACGGCATGTTGAGCCAGTTACCGAGATCTCCCTTATCGGCTAAGACGGTTGTCTGCTTCGGGAAGATCTCGCAGTTTCCGAGTCCCATGACTCCGGCAAACTCCTTCAGCTTGCCCTGCATCTCGGCGGCGGAGATAGCCTCCATCACGAACAGAAAGAGATGAGCTCCTCCTGACTTCGACTTACAGACTACCAGAGGCAACCTGTACTTTGATATCATCTTCATGATGATACCAAAGTCCAGATCGTACTTGTCGACGTCGATGCATCCCCAGAAGCAGGTCTCGTCCTCGCAGATCGGGATGATGCCTAGCGGATTCTTACCGCTGACGTGAAGGGTCCACAGCTCGCTCGTGACTCGCGAACGAATCGTTCTGGCGGATGACTTGATCTCTACCTTGACGCCGTTCTGCCGCCCGGCGTTATGATCGTACGTTCCGTAAGCCCCCTCGAAGCCTCGAAAGAGCCTCGCGAGCCTGAGGACAGAATCTGGCGTTGTCATTCCCAGCCCTGATAATCTAAACAAGAGGATGGCCCGATAATCTTCTGACGGATTATCGGGCCATTAGCTGGGCTAGATGGGTACGTCTCCGTCCTTCGGAGCAGTCCTCACGCTGGCGACCTCCTGCAGAGGTTTCGACTCCTTGACCTCGTTCTTCGCGCAGGCGATGGCGAACTGTCTGCAGAACTCGCGAAGGTTCTTATCCCCCGTCGGCTTAACCTCGCCGACGGCCCACTGGAACCACGAGCCGTCGTCGTTAGACTCGTAGGTGGTCTTCAGAACGTAGGTGTTGTGATAAGCAGGCTTCGGGAGAATGCGCCCATTGATCATCACCTTGAAGGACTCGATCAGCGCCTGCAACTTGGTGGAGCAGCCGAGAGACGTCGACGCCATCGGGATGATGATGGGCGACCACGTCATCGGGATAACGCCGTAGTACTTCGCCGTCAGCTTGAGCTCGTGACCGTTCGGCATGACGAATATGTCGCGCCTCGGATCAGACTTCTCGTTACGACGAAATGGCTTCGCCCCGATCGACTCCATGTTCAGACTACGATGGTGCTCTCCGTGGAACCCGCCGCCGTCGTCGCGAGGGGTCCACTCGGACCAGACCATTCTCATGTAGCACGGAAGAAACGGCATCCCGTCGTGCTCCGTGTCGTACATCTGTCCGGTTAGGTTGTTGAACGCCATTCCTGCCTTGAGGTCTTTGATGTACTTCGCGTCGCGCTCCTCGCACTGAGGAGACTGCTTCTGAGCGACGTAGAGAAGAGGCGTACCCCGATCTTCTACGCTCTCAGACTGCCCTGCTCCGATTACACCCTCGTACTCGGCCAACTCGTTCGGATCAGTAACTTCGACGATGCCAGGAACCTTGATACGCTCTTGCGTTATGACTTCTTTCTTTCCCATCACTTTTTCCTCGGTTTAATTTTGACGATAGTGCCGACAGTGCCGCCGATCTTCTCTAGATCGACGGATAATCCGCCCGTGATTCTTTCCTTGAGCCACGCGGTCAGAGTATTCCATGCGACCCCCTTAGTGACGAGAGGATCTGGGACGTTCTCGTACTCCACCTTCGCCTCGCCGAGATAGTGCTGGAGAGTACGTACGAAGCCGAGCAGCCACTTGACGCGCAGGATCTCGTTGCGACCGAAGCTGAATATCACGTTCATCTTGATGAGATCGCCCGAGCCTACCTCCTCGAGATACGCGAAGCCAGCCTCGCGCTGCTCCTCCGGCCACTCGGCCTTGATGTTGGCGTGATAGTACGACTCCATGACGAGATCGACGTTAAACTCGTTAAGACCGATCCTATCCTGACCGATCTTCCGCATGTAGTCAGGAAGCTCCTTCATCGTGATCTCGAGCCTGCGCTTCGACTTCTCCTCTATGAGAGCCTCCGCGGCCTTGATCGCAGCGTCCACCTCGTACAGCTCTCGTCCGAGCTCTGTAAGGCGGAGACTCTCCCCCTCGTCCGGCGCGTCTGTAAACGCCGGAGATTCCATATCTAGTTCCACGATAGGCCTCCTGGTTGCAGCATACGCCGGAGCTGCGCCGACGTAAACCTATTAGATTTATTGCCGATTTGTACGCACGCGCGCGCAAGGGCAGCAGCCCGGCGCGCCAAAAACGGCAAAATAAACAATATCGCAATACATACCGTCGAAAGAGCAACGAAGACAAGGGGTTGAACCTATTGCCGATGTATTGCCGATATTGCCGATTGACCACGACTCGGCGGGGAGTATCTGCTGGCTCGTTTGTCGTCGCGCGCGCTCTCGTGTATAGTGTGGGAATGCAGGATTATCAGTACAAGACCACTCCCTACTCTCACCAGAGGAAGGCGAACGAGCTCGCGTGGAGCAGAGCAGCCTACGCTTATCTGATGGAGATGGGCACAGGAAAGACTAAGGTCGCGATCGACGAGATGTCCGCGATGTGGCAGGCTGGGATGATCGACGCCGCAGTAGTCCTTGCTCCGAAGGGCGTCTACATGAACTGGGTGAATAACGAGTTCCCCACTCACATGCCGTCAGACATCTACGACGATGCAGGGATAGTAGAGTGGAGAGCGGGAGGGGGCTCGAAGGGACACCAGGAAGTCCTCAGAGATCTACTCGACTACGAGACGGGCCTCCCGATCCTGGTGATGAACATAGAGGCTATCTCCTCCGGCACTCACGGATATCTGTATCTGACCAGATTCCTCCAGGCGTACAAGAGGATAGTCTGCTACATCGACGAGAGTACGACGATTCGGAACCATGCCGCGACCAGGACCAAGCGTCTGATGGAACTACGACGATACATGTCGTATCGTCGTATAATGACTGGATTCGTCGCTCCGAGATCACCTCTCGATCTGTACGGACAGTTCTCTTTTCTCGACACGAAGATTCTAGGATATACCTCGTTCTTCGCGTTCAGAGCACGGTTCGCCGTGATGAAGAACCAGTGGTTCGGGGGACGCAAGGTTCCAGTCGTAGTGGGATACAGAGATGTGGACGAGTTGGGGAAGTTGATCGCGCCGCACTCCTTCAGAGTCCAGAAGGATGAGTGCCTTGATCTACCACCGAAGGTCTACTCGGTGCGCGAGGTAGAGCTGACGGACGAGCAGAAGCGCATCTATCAGGAGATTCGTGAGAACGCTACTGCGACTCTTGAAGCGTCGAAGAAGTGCAAGGAGTGCGGCGGGACCGGCACCATGCGAGACGATCTGGTTTGTACTCGCTGCGGAGGAATGGGAGAGGTCCCGGGGGCGAGCGTCACGGCGACTGCCGTCATCACGCAGATTCTACGGCTGCATCAGGTAGTCTGCGGTCACACCAACGACGAGGAGGGCAACAGTCACGACATACCTTCTAACAGAATCAGCGAGCTCATCAACGTACTTCAAGAGACAGACAGCAAGACCATCATCTGGGCAAGATATCGGCGTGACATTGAGAAGATTGTCGAAGCTGTGGAGGCTGAGTTCGGAGCTGGTTCGATCGTCGAGTATCACGGTGGGGTCAGCGACGACCGGCGCGAGCACGCTCTGTTTCGATTTCAGGGGAGAGCCTTTGACTCTGGGGAGTGGAGGGATTGTCCTGCGGAGAAACAGGCTCAGTTCTTCGTCGGAAATGCGCAGACTGGAGGCTTTGGTCTTACTCTTACAGCAGCTAAGACCGTCGTGTATTACTCTAACGACTATGACCTCGAGAAGCGACTTCAGTCAGAGGATAGAGCTCACCGTTCCGGTCAGACCAAGTCCGTCGCCTACGTCGACCTCGTCGCCAGAGGAACCATAGATGAGAAGATCCTCAAGGCTCTCCGCGCGAAGATCAATATCTCCGCTTCGATCATGGGCGACGACTACCGAGAGTGGCTTATCTAGTGCCTCAGCCTCCTGCCAGCTTCGCCGCGATGTCAGCGTTGAGCTTCTGGTAGGCTGACTCGTAGGCCGACTGAAACTGCGTGAGCTGAGCAGCGGTCGGAGGCGTCCCCGCCTTGAGCTGATTGTAGAGCGCCACGGCTGTCGGCTCAGTCGCCAGAACTCCCTGGACGATCTTCGTGCCGATGGCGATGGCGGGAGCCAGCGCAGGATCAAGAGTCTCGGCGATGGGAGCGAGTGCGCTGACGACCGTGGTGACGTCGGCGACGATGTTGTCGAGAGTTGTCGTCAATGTGGAACTCCTACCGCTGTGGCGTACGAGCTGAACGCCGTGAGAGCCGCGTTGAACGCAGCGATCGCAAGACTCTGGTTCGCGGTGTTGGCGGCCTCCAGAGAGACGAGCGCCGCGTGAACTCCGTTGTTGAGAGTCTGGAGCTCGAGAAGAGTCGCCTTGTTGGGACTTGCCGTGTTGACGTAGACGTCGACCGCCTGCGTCACGAGAGTCGCGGCGGAGACCGCGTCAGCCAGCGTCGTCACCTGAGTAGGCGTGGAGCTCGACACTGACTGAACGACGGTGGTGATCCCGGAAGCTACGGAGGCGCATCCGGAGAGACCAAGAGCGAGGACTACGACGATAATCTTCTTCATGATCTCTCCAGATGTGCACCGCCGAGGAAGTACCATACCACAGAACGGCGCGAAAGACTAGTGATAAACTTTGGCGAGAATGAGCTCGTCGAGATCTAGAGAGTCGACGTCCTTCGCTACCGCGAGCGCCATGAGGAGACACGCTCCGTGCGACAAGCCGAGAGGAATGCAGATCTCCTTGGTGATACGATTCCCGAAGTACGCCTCGAGCTGAACGATGAAGTCTTGCACCGGCAGATACTTGTACTTCTCCCAGAAGCTGCGAAGATCATTCTTCATAGGGTCCAGCTTCGCTCGAAACTCTGGCACGAAGGTGAGAGGACTATTCACGGTGCCGACTCCCGTCTTCACAGCCTCGCTGAAGGCTCGTCTCATCTGAAAGTCCCACATCGTGTCGACCTTCACCTCTATCTTCGCGATCTTCACAGACCCGAGATAGAAGACGCTGAGGACTGATATGAGCGAGAGTACGATACTCGCGTAGGGCGCTAAGGATGCCATCTGTCAGCCCTTGGCTACCGTGTCGGCCTTCGACGGATCGGTATTCGCGATCGTCTTCTTGTCGATCGTACGAAGAACCGCTGCCCCTCCCGCCAGCGCTCCCGCCAGAGGCAGAGCCTCCGCCGCCGTCGCTGGAATGAAGCAGCATATCGCGATGGCCGTCGAGGAGACGTAGACCGTGTACGGTCTCGCCCACGACGCCACTAGCTCGTCGATCTTGTCCCAGTTGATGTTCACGATGTAGCCCCCTCCAGAAGCGTAGCCTCTTGCAGATGTCTCGACTCATAGGCGTCACCGAAGTTCTGGAGTTCAGCGATGGCCGAGGTCCAGTTCTTGGTCGTAACGTCGGACCAGAATCTTGGACACTTAGCGGCCAGCACCCCGTACTGAAAGGCAACGCTCATGATGCAGGTTTGTTCCCCATCTGTAAGATGGGCGAACGAACCATCCTCTCCTGTAGCTCTGTCGTAGTCCTTCTGCAACTCTGACGACAGCTCGTTGAAGATGATCTGGTTCAGCAGATTCACCTGATCAGTGTCGACGGAAAGCGGGGAGGCGTTGAGCTTCTGGATCGCGGCGCGACCGACGAGATGACGGTACGGCTCTACGACGTCCTGGAGCGCTACCGGCAGAGAGTTGAACTCGGCGTCAGTCATCATTCCGAGGTCGACGCCGCAGCCGATGGTGACGCCGGACTTACTCTCCTTCGGATCAGGAACGTAGCCGACGTACCGAACTCCCTCGACTTTTCTGATGAAGCTCCAGTCTATCACGAGAATACCTCGCCGTAGACGTAGACGTCGGCGGTGGCGACCGCTCCCTGAGCGGCGGTAAGCGACAGATAGAGGAACGTTCCGGCGGTAAGAACCAGATTAGGAAGCGCCAGCGTCAGATCAAGAGCGGTGACGGCGTTGGTCAGTCCAGTGTACGCTTGGCCTGCCGCGACGATGATGCCTTGACCAGTCGCCTTGGCTGCGGCCGAGTAGACGCCGCCCTGAGCTGTAGACATACCAGGAACCGACGTGTTGACGACTGTGATCTTCGTGATCCTGAAGTTCGCGCCCTTGAACGTCAGAGGAATAAGTTGATCCCCGGTCGAGTTGAAGTTCGCCTGGAGCAGCTTCGCGATCAAGTTCGTAGGCGGAGGGCTGAGGACCACGCATCCGGCATTCTGCAGATCGCTGATGTCCGGGTCGGAGCTGACGTTGGCGATGATCGCGTTGTTGTCCGACGTGTAGACCGCGCTGGACGTGCAGACGATGTTCTGGTTCGGGGACGGGGACTGAAGGATCGACGTTGTCATGATTCACCATAGGATAGAGATGTTGATGTAGTCGATACTAGGAGCAGAGAGTACGACGTAGCCGAGAAACTTGCTGGATTGCGCTGACCGAATACCAACGATAGCGTATCCTAGAAACTTCGACGATGCTGTCGTAGGGGGAGCGAGTACAGCGTATCCTAGAAGTTTCGACGCGAGAACCGCATTCTGTGGCGGAGCGAGAGAAGCATATCCGAGAAACTTCGATGAGTCTGCTGCGCTCTGCGGAGGATCGAGTACGCCAAATCCTAGAAACTTGCTGGACGCGACGTAATTCGTCATCTTAGGTGACTGACTTTAGTCCGATGTTTACCGGAAGTCCGGTCCAGCTCGCGCTAGTATTCGGATCTGTGACCCACCAGTTCTGATAACCAGTCCACGTAGTCGTAAGAACTTGATCAGAAGACAAGTAGTCAGTAGATCCAGATCTTACTACTAGATCCATCTTAGACGGACCAGTAGCCCCCTTCTGCATTCTGGCGCTGATGCCAACTGCTATGATCGAGAATGTTCCGGAGACTAGTGCTGGGATCGTATATTCGTCGATCTGACCAGCAGTCGTAGATCCGTCGAGCGTAGCATCGTTAAGAACAATCTCGTTGACGTTAGCTGCCGCCGGACTTCCGGTATCGAAGTTGTGAGTGTTGCCGTTAGCGACTGGTGCGAGAGTTTGGAGCGACATCGATCGTGTATCAGTGTCTGAGACGATCATTTCAGAAAGCCACGAGCTGGCAGCGAGCTGATAACCGAAGTTTATCTGACCAAGCGCGGTGACTGAGTTAGTCGTGACATCTCCGCTGTAGGTGAACTGCTGAATTCCGTTCAGATAAACGGTGATCTGTCCGGACGTATTGTAGTTGATGTAGACGTCGAGCTTATCTAGAATCGCCCCATTGCTCGTGACCATCGTAAAGTTAGAACCGAGTTGTGTCGCCGTCGGCGTACTATCAACTTTCTCTATACGATAAGTAGAGTTAGTGCCTGTTCCGACCAGACGAAGTCGCTCAATTCCAGAAGAATCTAACCACGAGAAATACTTACTCCCGTTGCTGGTCCCCTGAGTGCCTGTATAGACACGCATCGTCGACCAGAAACTAGAGGTCGTAGAAGAGAAGGGGACATAGGGGATCCACTGAGCGGAAGCCGCACCGTTGACGAGCAACCCGCATCTGGCGTAGCCGCTACGGAATCCTGCCGAGTTTGTACTAACGATAGCTCCCCCGACCTGATAAAGATCACTATCTTCTCCGCCAGCCCAGTAGATTATGGTCATTACCGTGTTCCTACCACAGAACCGAACAGACGACCAGTCATGCCGTTTAGATTCGACGGCAGATACACCTGAGTCGTCTGTCCGGCAGCGACGTTCGTGTTCGACGCCTTCGTAAACGTCGCCGTCGTCGCAGATGTAGCGAAATCTATCGAACCGACGTTGACTCCGTTGACGTAGATCGGGAAGCTGGTCGACGTCGTCGGTCCAGTTCCTGTAATCTTAACCTCGGACGTCGCCATACCTGCGATGAGCGTCCACGGGAAGTTGACGGTAAACTCGACCAGAGACTGCCCGAGAGTTCCGAATGATACGTCCCGATCGAATCCGAACCCAAACTGATTGACGACTGTCGTCGCGGTGGTGACGCTAACTCCAGACGTATGCCCAGATTCTCCCGCCGCGTTGACTGCGGTGAGGAAGTACGTGGATCCAGTATTCGCCGCTAGCGTATTATCATCCCAGCCGAGAGCGCTGATGTTCTGCACGATACTTGCTGAGCCGAATGATGCGCCGGTCCCAGGAGCTCTGTAGACGTTGTACGACAGAACATTGTCCGCCGCCGCGTTGGCCAGCCAGCTAACCACCGCAGACTGCACGCCTGAGGCCACCGCGAGGCCCGTGGGGGTCGCTGGCACCCCGCCCGCTGCTGTGCCGTACCCCAGGCCCGTAGGAGTGTAGCTGTACGCCGTAAGGCTCGACAGGTCCTGAGCTGAGCGATCGAACTGATTGAGCGCCGCGAGCTTAACGTAGATCGGCTGACCGATGTACTGCGGCGGCAGATCGTACGCGACGGTAGTTCCCTGACTGAGGCTAACGTCGATCATAGTGAACTGATCGCCGATGCTGTGAGAAGCCGGAGCTGTGCCGTAGAGTCCGCGGCGAAGATATGTAAGATTCGCGGTATACGTTCCCGTCGTCGCAGTCGTACCGGGAGCGAGCAGCTCTCCGTTCGTCGGCACGACGTACACGCCGCCGGACAGAGTCGGCTGCGCGCAGATCATCGACAGGGTTCTGTAGGCGTCGGCCGCCCCCGTAGTGAACGGAGGCAGAACCGTCAGGCTCTCCGTCATGTCGACTGACAGAGTGTCGATCAGATCAGGATCGGCGTGGCTCGCCAGTGCGGCGGTGAGAACACCCTGCGGAGCCGAGGCGTTGATCGGATCGATCATCGCGTAGTTGAGATTGTCGAACGAGATCCAGACCTGACAGCCGCCGAAGTTCGCTCCTCCGCTGGCGGCGACGTACAGTCTCGGAACTCCGCCGGTGAACGAGGAGTCCGGCTCCGCGATCATGGGAGTGTTGACGTTTCCGCTAGGAGTCGTAGCGTTCGGCGGTCCGGTCGAGGTGGTCGTGACAGCCGGGAGGGTCGTCGGCAGCGTCCCCATCGTGCCAGGATACTCCTCGGCCTCGATCTCGATAAGCTCCTTGTCGTCCTGACTGATCTTAGTCACGCGCACCAAGAAGTTCGACAGACCGATGTTCGGCTCGTTCAGAGCGAGGATGGTCCCCGGCAGACAGAGGATGAGACGATAGCTGGACTTCCACTGATACGTGTTGCGAATGTTGGCGGTCCGCACTCCGCATAGATTGACGACTATCTGCCCGACTAGCGGATCGCAGATGTCGTTGCCCTGAATGGACGGCGCGTCGCGAAGACCGTACAGGTCCACCAGAGTATCGTCGCGATACTCCAGAGGATTGGAGACGTAGCCGAGCGTCCGGTCGACAAGATCTAGCAGAGTACGATTGTAGCAGTCGATCGGAGCCTTGCGAGTGACTTTGATCGGCTCCTTGAAGTCGCCCGGCGTAAGGACGTAGGCGACGTCGTTCTGCGGCGTGAAGGTCGTCGCGTTGCCGGTGACTACTGTATCTCCAAGAGGAAAGAACTGAATCTGGAGACCGTCGTAGTAGATCCAGGCGTACGAGGACTGCGCGTATCGGTCCAGAACCTGAGTGCCCTTCTCCTGAGAGTTGAGGAGCGGCGAGTGAAAGATTCCGTACGCGAGAAGCTGATTCCTAAACTGAGTCATGCTGCTGAGATCGCCGCTGGCGAAGCCCATCCCGTACTGAGGATTGGTCAGCCAGTCTGTGATCCAGTCAGACATCAAGATGTCGTAGCCGGTGTACTGATACGGAGGCTCGACCGTAGGATCTATGTATCCTGGAGTAGAGTGAACGTACGAGTACATACTCGTCCGCTGACCCTCGAACTGATTGTCCGGGACTTGAGCGCTCGAGCCGAGATCCAAGTTCTCGTCGAAGAAGTACGAGGTGTAGGCGTACGACTCAGCCTGCGTCGGGTACTCTGTGACGATCCACGACTCTGGAGCCTGCGACGCTGTGCCAGAGTTGAACGAGAAGCCTAGATCTGACAGCGTCGTCAGCGCCGTGGCTGACGCCGCGGACCAGACTAGATTGATGCTGTCGACCGGACCCTCTGAGTACGCGAGGCAGACGGCAGCCGTGTAGTCGTACTGACCTCCTTTTCCGCCGCCGCCGCTGCCGAAGATTCCTCCGCCGACGGAGTGCTTCTTGAAGTTGTTGTACCAGATACAGTTCGTCGGCAGACGGCGAGTCCCGCCGAAGATCGGGATTGGTACGTCGCGCAGAGACGTGCTGACGTTGAGCCCACCGTAGATGATGGGCTTATCCGCGTTGGAGCCGCCGAGCCCTAGGTAGGAAGCCACTGCTTACTCCACAGATCGAAGTGCTTCACGGGGCGAGGCATCTTTCTTGTTCGAGGAAGATAGAGCAGTACGTCTTCGTCTCGTCTAGAGAACTTCACGAATCCAGAGATCTGGTAGGCGTGAACCACCAGATTATCTCCGAGGACGATAGCTCCGTGCGTGTGAATTCTACCCCAGAGGTAGACCGACACGTCTCCGAACTTCGGCTTATCGACCTCTACGCCTCCGAGCTTATCTCGGATCCACTCGAGAAAGTCCTCTCTGTCGCTGTGCAGCAGCAGAGAGGGAGGATATGGACGAGGATCGAACGGTGGCAGAATCCCTGGGTCGACGGCAGAGCGCACCAGGAGCATCGCGCAGTCGACAGCTCCATCCGGACCCTTGACGTCTCCGCAGTTGACGAAAGGAGTCCCGACCCACGTCACCGCCTCCGCGACGAAGGCCGCGCGAGTACGAGCCTCTTGCTGGGTCTCGAAGTGATGTACCGACTCGACGCCGTTGTACCGCGTGAAGACGGAGCGCCCGAGATAGGTGACTTCGAACATCAGTAGGCCGAGTTGGGAGGAGGAGTCCAGCGAAAGCCGCGATAGTGCTGGGTATTCGAGCGAGCGGTACAGTCGTGAGTAGAGCCGTCGTCCTCGTTCTTCGTGCAACCCTCGAATCTGGTAAACGTATCCCCGACCTGAGGGGTGTAGTAGAACGGATAGACTGGCGTCACTCCGCTCGACGTAGAGTTGACGATGTTGCGCCTCGCTCCAGTATTCTGTCCGCTGGTGAAGGCGATCGTACCCTGCAGATACTTGGAAGGATCGGCCGGAACCGAGGTCCACGGTATGAACGATCTAGTAGCTGGGGGCGACGATCCCACAGCGTCGGTAGTCGTATAAGTCGCTCTGGCCAGAGTGCAGAGAGCATCGCAGAATCCGTGCAGACAGCTAGTCTTGAAGAAGTTCCTCGGCGTGAGCATGTCGAGGCGATCCAACTTAGACCGTACCTTGATGTCTGCCGTTATCCCGTCTAGATCGATGCCGCCCACGTCTCCGACGAAGTACGGAACGTCGCCCAGCGACGTGGCATCCCCGGGAGTAAGCATGAAGACTCTAGAGACTTTGCAGACGCATCCGTCGAAGAAGCCGTTATGAATCTGAGTCTTGATCTGAGCTCCGCCGTTGAAGCCAGCGTTCAGCGCCGAGAGCTTAACGTCCAGCTCGGAGATCTCTGCCGTGTTGTTGACCGACCACTTCGTCTTAGAGAGCCACGGAGCCTTCGACGAGTAGAGGTTTCCGCCGGAGGAGAGATCCTTGCTCCAGTTCGTCATATAGAGCTTCGTCACTCCGTCGACGAGATCCCACTCGAACAGATCAGCGTCGAACAGCTCCACTCCGCCGATCAGAGCGGCCACGAGTGCAGGAGGCGCAAGACGAAGAAAGGCTGCCATCAGGTGTCGGCCCGATTAGACGAGAACTTCGCGCTCTTTATAGACCAGAGATCGTTCATGAACGCCTCGAAGTCCATCGTATCTTCAGTGAATGAGCAGTAGTAGCCGTACGACATATCGACGTAGATCTTTTGCCCGGTCGTCGGCGTCGCCTTAAAGTCGAGCATCTGATCGACCGGGGAGGTCGTGTCTACGGTGTACGACGACTGAGGTTGCTTGACGTCTCCGAGATACACGTTGAACGGACATGTGACGTCGACGTAGCCGACGTTCTCCGTGACGCTATACTTCCCGTATCCGAACGTTCGAACCAGAGGAAACTCGTGCGTGATGCCGTCGGTAGTGCCGATGAGCTGTCTCGTCACCGTGTTGTCGTAAGGATTTCTGAACAAGAATCGACCGAGATTACCGTTCAGATTCCTCCAGAAGCCCATGAACGTGAGAAACTCGACGGAGCCGCTCTGGAATCTCTTACCGCGCAGAAAGTCGTACGTCAGCTCAAACTCGTCCAGAGGCGAGTCTGACCAGCCTAGGTCCAGGCGAGCGCCGGTCTCCGTGACGACCGTCGGCATGTTGAACGACTTCGGCCTCCAGTGAACAGAGTACCCGAGACCGGGCAGGGTCGGATACCAGAGTGGCATGAAGACCTCTATGTTGGGGATGAATAGCTCGAGAACGATCTGGCTGAAGTGTGTAGAGGGGATAGTCGCGATGAATAGCTCTGTGACTAGCTGACTGACGTGTGCTGTAGAGATATCTTTTCTGAGTATCTCCGAGACTAACTGACTGACGTGAGTTATCGGAACGCCGGAGCCGAGAAGCTCCGCCGTTAGCTGAGAGATTCTGGTACTCGAGACGTCCTTACCGAAGATCTCAGGGGTGACCTGAGAGACTCTCTCAGCCATTACGACACCAGCTTGTAGCCGAAGTCTGCTCCGTTCACCTCAGTCCTCGTAAAGTTCAGACCAGTCGCAGGACTGAGGGTCCACTGATTACTGAAGTAGACGTAGTTCGCCGACGCAGGCACGCTGTTCGGACTTCCGTAGACGTACGAAGTTCCCCCGATCTTCACGACGCCAGCCGTCGTTCTAGAACCGGCACCGTCGTTTCTGGTAGCATAAGTCAGGCGAAGAGCGTAGATGGTCGACAGCGTCGCCAGAAGAGGCTGAAAGACGAACGTATCTTGATCCCCGGCGTTGTTGTCGTAGTTGTACGACGCGTCGCCGTCCATCGCGACTTCAGAGATCTCCTGCCAGTTCGCGTTAGCGAGTGGAGCGAACTGTACGACGTCGTTGCCCGTGGCGAACTGAGTCGAAGTACGAGAGTCGCCGGCTCTCCCGTTCATCGGGAATAGACCGGGACCGCTCGTCGTGTCGTTGTAGTAGAAGTCGTCGAGAATGATGTACGAGCCGCCGCCACCAGAGACAGGAGATGGCTGATACGAGATCGAGTCGACCCAAGCATTCGCAGACTGCTGCGTCGTAATCCCCGACAGAGCGAGAACCTGTACGTTGTTGACCCAGACGTTGACGTATCCGCTCGTCCCAGTAGCGACGTAGAGTTCGATCTCTATGAAGTTAGAGACGTCCCCAGCCCAGACGTTATTCGCCGACGTACCGAGAAGAGTCGTTCCGTTCCAGACCTCGACCGCGTAGTTGTTCTCGTCGAAGCGAAGCTTGAACTGATCGGCCGCGCCGCCCGCCGCCAAAGAGTCGATGCAGTGAAGATAGAAGCCGTAGGCTGAGATGTTGTTATTCAGACAGAAGACTCTCTGCCCGAAGAAGAAGTGCTGATTACGAGCACCGAAGACTCCGAGAAGCCCCTCCCCGAAATTACCACCTACAATCTTGACTGCCTTACCGTATCCTGTCAGACCTGTAACGAAGGATAAAGTCCCGGCAGACGTAGTATTCTGCCACTGGATGAAGTCTGATCTGGAGAGAAAGTCAGCAGCCGCGTTGTAGTGATCAAAGCCGTCGAATCCTAGATTTGCCATCTCACATTCCGATCGATCCGTCGCGGATGGCCTGATTGATGAACCTGTGCATCGCGGAAGCATGAGTAGAGAGGAGGTCCGGGAGGGACTTCTGCTGCGGAGCGTTGATGACTGGAGCGTAGGTGATATTAGAGGTATGCCCCACCATCTTCTCTGTAGTGCCACTGAGATTACCGCTGTTCCTTAATCCTTCAGCGAAATTCTTCGGGATTACGCTCTCTCCCTTGTGAATATTTGCGGTCATGTCGTGAGGAACTTCCCACGCTCCTGCCGCCAAGGAAGCCATTCCCTCGTAGGCTGCGACTGCCATGAACGCGGCGGTAGCAGGGATCGCCGCAAATGGACCCATCTCAGGAGCCAGAAAGGCGAAGGTTCCAGAGTACGCCTTCGCAGCATCTGCCATCACCTGCTGACCTCCAGCCGCACCACTGACGGATTTACTCATAGAGGCTGCGGAACCGTCGGACGCAACTCGCTGAGCGTTGCCTGCGACTGTAGCCGACGTCATCCCCAGCTCTTTAGCTATCCAATCAGCTAAGGAAACCTGCATATCTTTATCGACAGCAGCATCAGCATACTCTTGTGAGATAGTCCGAGTCGTAATACCAGAGGTAGTCGCGGCAGTCTGAGCTGCCTGACTTGAGGCAACGACCGCCGTCTTCTGAGTCTCGAAGAGAGTCTTGTAGAGGAGACCGGCCTGATCTGCGGTCTTGTCGGCGGCGAGCTCGGCGTTCGACAAGAGAAGATGCTGTGTCAGATACCGAGCATCGGCCTCTAGCTCCTTGGTGACGAAGTTGTCGATCATCTTCGCGAGGATCTGGGTCATGGTCTCCCGACCGCCGACGATGCCGCTGATCAGTGTATCCTCAGCAGACATAATCTCGTTAGTCGCCAGCCGCCAGTTCGTAACGCTCTGCTGAGCAGTCTTGCGATCTTCTTCCTCCTCCTCGCGAGCGATGCGAAGCTTCTCGTTCTTGAGCTGCTCGCGCAGAATGAGGATCTTGTTGTACGCCTCCTCGTAACCTGCGTTTCCTTTTCCGATCAGCGCCATCTCGGCCGTCAGCTCCTGCTCGTCGATGGCCTCCTCCTTAGCGGCGAGCTCCTGCAGAAGACGAGTACGCTCGGCGGCGGTGGTCTGATGAAGCTTGAACCCCTCCGTAGTGTCGGCGCGCTCGGCCGCTAGACGAAGATGTCCTATCGTGATGGCGGTCTCTGCGTCGCTCTTCGCGTCTGAGATCGCAGTACTGCTCGCGTACTTCGCCGCCGCCGCCTCGGCCTTGTAGTACTCGGTCGCGGCTTCTAGACGCTGCTGATATCCTAGCTTGTCGCTCGTTTTGACTGCTGCCCAGACCGCCACGATCGCCGCTAGTCTCTCAGAAGCTCCCATCTTTTCCGTCGCGTTTATCTGCGCGACCGAGTTTCTCGCCTGTGCTATCGTCTCTGCAGCTCCAGCTCTCGCGGCGGCGCCGATAGCAGAGTGCATCTCCGTCTCGACCTCTACTCTCTGATCTTTGGTGAGCTTTCCCTCGTCGAGAAGCTTTTGCCAGTTCGCAGCGACGATGTCGTGCTGCTGCTGAGCCGATAGTGCTATGTCCGCAGAGACCGCGGCGTTCGTCTCCTTCGTCTGGCGAATCTCCTCCTGCCCGGCAAGATTCGTGCCATAGTCCATCTTCTTATCTTGGCCGTGCCTGAGCTGATCGATCTCACCCTGCGCGAGCTTCGCGTCCTTAGCGAGCTCCTTGTAGCGATCGCTGCCGACCGGAGTACTCTTCATCTCAGCATTGAAGTTCTGGATGCTGCGCGTAAGTTCCTTGATACGAGTTCCGGCCGAGTCGATACCAGCCATGTCGATCGTATTCTGAAGCTTCAGCTCCTCAGGACTCAGAGGACGGTTCTTGAGAGCGTCGGCTGCCTTCTTCACAGCCGCAGCATTCTCGTTCCACTTCTTCGTGTTTTCCTCGATGAGACTATTCTCGATACTCTGGTAAGGGATACCAGCTTCGAGAGCCCCGATATACGTGAGGAAGTTCTTCGCGCTAGCAGTCATCGAAGAGTTAGCGGCGATGGTTGACTCTTTCGTTCGATCCAACTGCTGCTGAGTCATGAGCATGAGGGCAGCCTCGCGCTGATGCGCGTTGCCGGACTCTATCACCGCCTGGGTATTCTCTAGCTGAGCGTCTGTAGCTCCAGGGAACATCTTCGCGAGAGTAGCGACGTTGAGATTCTCGTTCTGAATCGCAGCGCTGAGCTTCTCCGCCGCCTCCTTCGCGGTAGTTCCAGTCGCCTGAGAATACTCCGCAGTCAGCTTAGTCAGAGCACTGAGATCTTCCGCGGTCATCCCCCGCATACGAGCGAACTGACCCACGACCTCCTCCGCCGTCGCACGAGTCATGCCCTGCATCTTCGCCATCTCGAGGATGGTAGACTCGATGGCCTGATTCGATATGTCGGCGTTACCAGCGAACTGTGCTCCGATCTGTATGTCGCGAACGGTGTTGGCGAGCTCGATGGCGCGATAGGTGAAGTATCCGATCGCTCCTACGACAGCCATGATGCCGAGGGTAGCGGCGGCGGCACCGACGCTGAGGCCGGTCATCATCTCGCCCATGACCATCAGCGATCCCGGGATGCGGGAGTATCTGCCGCTGGCGACCTCGTGCGCGAGGACTATCAGCTCACGAGCAGCTCCGGAGGTCCTGATGCTGAACTGATCCATCGCTCCGGCTGCTGCTCGGAACATGCTGGTCCCGGCGGTGATCTCCTGGTTCGCCCTGGCCGACGCCGTTCCGAACCCGCCGAGAGACGTAGTGGCTCTCTGATAAGCGGCGCTCTGCCCCTGAAGAGCAGATAGATTCGAGGCGACCGCCGCCCTCCCGGCTGTCTGACTCTGGAAGAAGCTGCCCTGCGACCGATTAAGAGCATCGGTCGCAGCAGCAGCCTCACGCTCCTGAATCGCCATCTCGGTCGCAGAGATACCGACGTTGCCGAGACTACTCTGGAAGACGCGAGCACTCGCAGACGCGGAGGATATCATCTCGTTGAGTCGCATCGACTCGTCGATGGCGAACTGCATCGAGACTGGCTTGAACTGAGTAACCGCGAGTCTCGACTGTTCAGCCGAGAGTTCTGCTAGTTTGTCTTTGAGGATATCGGTCTTGGCGCTGACATCTTGGATGCCCGCCGTGTACTGCCTGATGGCGCCGAGTGCGGCCCAATCTCCGCCGACTTCGGAGAGAGCAGATATTCTTTCCTGGAGAGTTGCGATCTCTCCGGTAAACTCTTTGATGAGTTCTTCGCCTAGTTGAATCCCCTCCTGAAGAGAATCTATCTGGGCGGTGAAACTAATCTGGACATTATCGGTGTCGTCAGCCATTGGGGCTCAGCTTTCGTCCGCCAGTGTGCTTCACGAATGCGAGAAAATCTTCAGGACCCATCGCTCCAGCATTCTTCGCCTTCTCAGCTTCGGGGCTCTTGTATCCGGACATGATCAGCAGATGTTCGTGCGCCGGAGGAAACTCGCTCCAGTACTCGAACTGCTCTCTCACCTGCGGGAGCGTCAGTGCGTCTATCTCGGCTGTCGTATATCCGCAGACGGTACGAAAGCGCCCGTAGACGAATCTCCACCAGTCTAGGACGCTGCCGCTTCGCCTTCCCCCGACTTGACTTCCTTGTCGATCAGAAGTCCGGAGTGACGCAGCACCATCTCACGAGCCTTGAAGAACTCCTGCATGTCGGACGGGATCGCCTTGAGCTTATTCATGTCCATCGCAGGATACTTGGTCTTCAGCCCGTGAAAGATGACGGTCAGCGCCTGATCGAAGAAGAAAGTCTCTCTGTCCTTCTTGCTCAGCGTGTCGAGAGGAGTCTCAGCTATCGTCTGATCCAACTCACGAAGAACGCCGATGGGGAGCGGCTCGATGTCGTAAGTCGCTCCCCCGAGTACGATAGTAGTCGTCTTCATTCAATCCTCAGCTAGCCTATCTGGGGATAGCTCGCCTCGTAGACTTGTCCCGCCGCGTTCGCAAAGACCGAGAAGTCGATCTCCGGCATCATAAAGTCCGTCAGCTTGAAGCTCTGTCCCAGCTTTGAAGCTATACACTGGAACAGGCGCAGATAATAGGGGTTGCCGTTCAGAGTCGTAGCGTAGTCGAGCTGGAAGAGAGGAGTAGTACCGATGAGCTGATTAGTCACGATCATCGTCTGACCAGAGCCAGTGGTCGTATAGGCGAAGGTAATGATGACCGAGTAGGCGTTGCCTCCCGAGTCATCAGCAGCCGCGAAGGTGTAGACGCCAGCTGCGACCGAGTACTGGCCGGTCGTCGGACCGCTGGCGACCTTCTGGAACGGAAGACCGGTCGCAGCGTTGATGACTCCGAGGTCTGTCGTCCACGTCCCGGAGCCTGGAACGGTGGGCGTGATCTGAAACGGAGTGGTCGGGATCGCGGTCGACGGCGAGCTAGCCATCTGCAACTGACCAGACGAGAAGTTCGACTGTCCGTGATAGCAGTTGTTGACCGCGATGCCAGAGAGCTCGGCAGCCTTCGCCTTGCCGGTGATCTTGATCGTACCGCGAGCGGAGACGAGCGGATACTGGTTCTGACCGAAGAGATCCTTGGTCTCGGCAGCCTCGTCCAGCGAGAATTCCTGGACGTAGCCGATGTTGACAGGAGTAGAATTTGCGACGTCGGTCCGCGTCAGATAGAGCGAGCCGGGTCCGAAGATTGCGAAGGCCATGCGATCGTTCCTTTCATTTAGTGATCTGCACCGTGACCGGTATCAGTACAGAGCCCTGATTATCGATTATCCCGGCATCCTTGACTATCTTCCCGTCGATGAACACGTTCGAGACGAGCCCACCTAGAGTCTGCGCGTTTACGACGATGTCTGCACCCTTCGGCAGAATTACTGTCCTCACCGCAGAGATAAGATTATTGATCGCCGTGTTCGGAGGCGTCGTCAGATCCTTAGGATCGACGGTGACGTAGCAGACCAGAAGAACCTCGAGCTTCAGAGCAGGCTGGCTGCCTCGCCGAGAAGTCTCGTCCTCCGTTGGTTCTACAATCACGATCGCCGGCTGAACCAGCTCGCTGACCTGATCCCACGGCTGCCAGACCCTTGTGACGGTCTTAACTCCTGAGGTTCCATTCAGAAGATTGGTCAGAGCGACCATGATCGCCTCTACAGAAGGTACGACGATCATATAGCGTCCTTCATCGCTTCGCGGAGCATTCGCGTCGTGGTAGTACGCTCCTGAGACATAGCCATCCTCAGATACATAAATGCAGGAATCTTAGAGCCGGGGTGCTGTACAGAGTGAGAGAAGTGAGTACCTCCCAGCATCTCGTAACGAAGAGCCTTTGCGTTCCTCACTACGATCTCGTGCGGCCTGGTGACACCACCAGTCTCGAGAATGCGAGCGTAAGGAACGGAGCCGTCAGAGTAGACGCGAGTGGTGATGTTACCCGCAGCCTCGTAGACCTCGTACTGCATACTCGCCCGAAGATCTCCAGTACGAGCCTTGAGAATGTCGCCGCTGAGGTTCTGCCTCACGCGGTTCAGCAGCAAGATCCCAACATTGTCCATCGCTCGGAGAGCAGCTTCTCTCGCGGCTGTCGGAGCCTTGTTGAACCTCGCGTAGATGTTCTCCAGAGCAGGAATGATCTGGAAGTTGATCCTCACCCGAATATTCTCGCGTGATACGGACGAAGAAGATCTCTGCTGTTCGGATCGATCATCTCGTTCTCGAACCGCTGCGAGCCCACCCCGTCCTTCTGATCTCTTCTGCGAATGTTAGGACCGAGTCCCGTCTCCTTGAGCTGACCTACGATGTTAGCGCAGGCTTGCTTGACGTTGAACGGGAGGGCCGACTGCTGGAAGCCTGCGATGTACCAGATCTTGACCTCGGTGTAATACGCGAGGAGAATTCCTGCCGGGATCCAGCACTCTCCAGTGCTTCGATTGAGGCCAGCATCTGTAGTCTGCCAGGGTATCCAGAGAGGAGGCCCACCGAAGGCAGAGACGACGGCGAGGAGATTAAACTCCTGGAAGTTCCCCATGATCTGCTGAGAGCGACGTCCGTATCCGTAGCGTCCTACTCCGCTCTGAAGCTGCATGATCTGAGGATTAGCTAGAAGAACGACTGACCGATCCTTCGGTACTTCTCTCTGCTCCTGAATCGTTAGCCCGAACTCCATCGTCGCTCCGCTCCCGTGAGCGAACTGTACCGTCTGCAGAGTGACGGTATTCGGACTGTTCCCGACTGCCTGAATGACGCAAGCTTCTGTGATGCCAGTGTTGGTTCTGTCAAGAACCAATACTTCGCCGACCGAGTTATTGTCGAGAGCCGGACCAGCGTACTGAACGACGACGTTGGTCCCCGGAGAGATTCCGCCGGAGGGGGCCGTGAGGGTCAGAGTCGGGCTAGGCGAGTTCATGTAGCACGGAGCACCGCTGCCGTCCTCCGTCCAGACTAATCCCTCGGGCCTCTGAAGAAAGCCGTCGATCAGCGCGCTCGCCTGCTGAACTAGACCAGCGTTCGTCGAGCTAGCGAGGTTGAAGCTCGCGTACTCGGAAGGTTGCAGATAGACTGATCCCGGCATCGTCTACTTCTTTCTACGAAGGAATGCCTTCTTTCGACGACGCGCTTTACGATTATCCCACTGTCCGTCATCTCCGCAGGTGGCCATTTCAATCTCCTTATCTCTACCCTATTGCTGCCGCGCGGGATGCCGGGAAGGGTCATGGGGTCTCGACCCATTGCCAGAGCTTTGCTGATTGAAAACTATTCGCCAGAGTTTGAATCGGCGGATTTAAATTGGCGTTTGCCAATCCAGCGGTCATCGCCGTATCGAATCCAAAACCTACTTTGTCGAATGTCGTGACCCCTCCGGTTCCGCTTGAAATATCTGCGAGAGTGTCAACAAACCATTCCTGCCATTCTTGCCCATCATCACTGATCGATAGAGTAATATTGGTTCCGTCGTTTGAGAGTCTAAACCACTCAAAATACTGGCCCATCGGAAAGCCATTACCCTGGCTGCCCCAATAGCCGGGTGTGTTGCCAGAGGCAGTATTAGAGTAAACCCAAAGGTTCACGCCGTTGCCGCCCTGGCCATATTTCGGCCCCCAGCCAAAAGCGAGAGCAACCCCCGATATACTGTTGTATAGAATAATCGGCGCCCACATTTGACTTACTTCACTTGCTGGGATACTCGCGGGTTGAGCCGTAATGTTGCCGCTTCCGGCGGCGGCGACTGTGATGGTATAAGGTGGCACTGAGCTTGCTTTGAACACTCCAATGAGATTGCCACCTAGAACGTTCTGTGTTGAAACAGCCATATCTGAACGGAGGATAATTGGCAGTCCCCCCGTGCCATCGCTTGCTATGGCATCCCCCTGATTAAGCCATGTCGAGAATGTTGAAAGCGCAGGCCGCGTCCAGCCATTAACCGGCGCTGTGCCAACGAAGGGGAGGGGGACTGGTGCTACCGCCGTGCAATTCGTCCCGTCATTCGGGATGCTGTTGAGCTTGGCCCGAACCGCGGAGCCCGCGTCGCCGTTGTTGATCCACACCATCTAGTCTATCCACGTTGAGGAGTCTTTCCAGACTCCAGAGTCGACCCAGAAGCCGGTCGCTAAGATCCAAACAGATCCGCCGCCTCCGGAACCTAGAACATCGAGGTCCGTTAAACTGAGGCCGAGGCCGAGACTTAACATCAGTACAGCCCGGTAAGATTCGTCGCTGCTGTCCCGGTAGACCATACTCGCAACGCACGAAGAGGATGATACCCGACCGCCGCGTTGCTGATGACAATAGTCGTGCCGTCGATCATCGTAACTTTGAGATCGCCTGTTACTCCAACGTAGATAGACCGAGTCGGTCCTAGAGGCATGTCAGCCGTGTCGCTCGGTGTAATGGCGAAGCCGCCGACCGCTGGACTATTCTGCGAGGCTGCGTATCTCGCATTGCCGAGTGCTTCAGGAGGCATTAGGCCCTCACTATTGAGCGAATAAGATTACGTGCCGGGAGAATGATCAGTGAGGTCTTCGCAAGACCGTGGTCGACCATCCATCTACCGAGATTATCAGGGACTTCTGCCATCCCGTAGTCGAAGCTGACCGTGTAGGTGATAGGATTCCCTTGCGAGTCCTTGAAGTCCGCGCTGGACGAGGTAAAGGAAGGAGTCACGAACATGTCGTGCCTCTTCCTCGGTTCGGCGCAGTCCATATAGACTCGCAAGGGAAGATCCTCTTAGTCGGCCGCTAGCGTCGGACGTACGACTGCCACGACGGCGTGAGCGTAGGACGGACCCTTGGCGATCGCCGTGTCGAACTTGATCACGACGTACTGACCCTGCAGACCGCCGAGCAATCCGAGCTGGAAGATACGCGGATTGGGATTCTGGTCCACGCCTCCGATGTAGGGCAGCTCGACTTCCTTGTCCGTCAAGATGGCGGCGTAGTAGTTCGAGTACCCTGCGGGCGGAGCAGCGAATCCGTACTTGCTGGTCGTATCGGCGGGCATATAGGGATCACCGATCAGAGGCAGCGGACCTGCCTGAGTCTGCAGAGTCTTCACGACGAGACCACCTTCGACGGTCGTCTCGTTCATGTAGACCTGCTGAGCCTTGGCCTCCTGATCGATCATATCGTTGGCGATAGGATTGATGTAGATGGCGGTCGGCTTGACGGTGTAGCTCGGATTGGCGACCATCTGAGCGACTTTCGTCTTCAGACCATCGATGATCGAGCTACCGATGGCGATGGTGGTCTGATTCGTGACCTGCGTCAGAATGCCGCAGTACTGAGTCGAGCCACTGTCGTTGACATTCGCCGCCGTGCCGTTCCAGACCATGTTGCCGCGAAGCACCTCGACGGACGACACGAGGTCGTTGATGTCCTTGGCCTCGAGGTAAGCGAACTGACCCTGCTGACGGGTGACGTCTACGTCGAACAGAGACAGATTGGTCTGGTTGGTCATCGCACGAATCAGTGCGCTGCGCTCGACACGAGTCGGGCCGGTCGCGGAAGGGACGATGTTGCGAGGATCGGTGGTGGTGGCAACTGCGATAGCGGTCTGCTCGAAGTAACGGTGAGGATGACCGGTCGCCGGAGGAGCGTCGAATCGCTGAATCGCAGGTGTGCTGCGACGAACGATGTCGAAGATCTCCGTTTCATACATGTTGATCTCGATCGCGCCATTCCCCAGGAAGTCGGCCGCAGCCTCCAAACTGAGGAATTTCGCGTTCGGATTTGCCCTGCTTGTCATAAGGGATCTCCTTGTTGCGAGTTGAGGTTAGGCCGCAGCCTTCACCAGAATTCCAGCCCGCTCCAAGCCGATCTTGAGTTCGAGGCGGTCTTGAGAGCTGAGCGACGTGCTCTTGAGTGCCGCGTCGATTTGGGCGACGGTGAGTTTACCGCCGTTATCCGGGAGAGTGATCTGTCCCTTCGCCATGAGCGAGGAGATGCGGGGAGGAAGCGTGATTCTCGTCGGAGCAGCGGAGGCTGCGACGGACTTCTTCTGGACGTCCTCCAGAATGGTCTTGATCCCAGCGACTGCATCCTTGATGCCGTCGATCTCCTTCTGGGCCTCGGCGCTGATCCCACCGAGGCGAACTTCGCCCGCCGCGTACATGTTAGGAGCGTGATACTCGGAGGGGATCTTGCCCTGATGAGCCTCGGCCATCATCGAATCCGCCATATGACGGAGAATGTGGACGTGACCACGAGTCGGATGACCGCCGATCCCGGCTGCCTCCATCTTGTCAGCGCAGCCGTGCAGAGCATCGGCGTGAGGCTTGACCTTGTCGTCGACTGCCATCGCGGCCAGCGAGCCAGACTTGATCTTCTCTTCGACCTTGCCGACCCGATCGGCGACCGAGCCGATGGAAGCCATGAGGGCGTCGAACTGTTCTTTCTCCATTGCTTTCTCCTCGGCCGCAGCCGCTAGTGAGGTTGACTGATATGCCGCTGACTTCTTCTTCATGACAGCAGCGCCCGTGAACACCAACGACTCGATCCTGATTGGATCCTGATCGAAGCTACCGACCTGAACTCTCTCGGCCTCGAACGAGAAACCGAGATCCTTCTTGTCTTGCTGGATCATAGAGACTTCCTCAGGGAAGTCGTTGGAGTAGAAGAATCCTGAGATGTGGACCGCGCTGCCCTCGACGCTGGCGGCGGTGATCACACCGATCTTGTTGCGCTTCGAGTGCCCAGACAGATCGGGCTTGAAGTCGATGGCCATTCCGAGCAGAGACGGAAGCGCAGCCTCGGCGACAGCCGATGGTAAGAGAATTCTCTTACCATAGGATCCATGAGGAGCGATGTCCGAGGGCTCGTCGACGCGAGTCATGATACCAGAGAACGGAGCCCGATTGGGATGATCCTCGACCTCCGGCATCTCGAGAGCCATAGCGTCGAGACTAGAGATCTCGAACGCCATCGCCTTGATCTTGGTCCAGTCCTTCGTGTCGACGCCGAGCTTCTTAGCGCGAGACAGTATGCGCGAACGAGCAGCGCGACGCTCGTCGTCCGAGACGCCTTTGGTCGTGTCGACCATGTCCCACGCCATCTTGACGTGGGTGGCGTCGTGCATCGGGCACTGACGAGTCCGCGGAAACGCGAAGTCGTCAGTGTCGAGCTTGTCGCGCTGCTCTTTCGTGAGGGCCATTAGGTCATCCCAAGACTAGAATGTCGACCGCCGACGCCTGGACGTAGCTGGTGCCAGACGGAGGCGTCAGTGTGATGGTGAAGCCGGTGTTCGTCTTATTGGTGACGGAGACCTCAGCCGGACCGTTCGGAGTCACGAAGACGCCGTAGGTCGGAGGCAGATCAGTGAAGGTGTTGACCTGGAGCGTCGCGGCGACGCCCTCCGTGCTCGTGACTCCGAGACCGGCGAATCCTGTGCCTCCACCGGTCGTGGTCGTGAGTGGAGTGCCGTTCGCGTAGTTCGATCCGGCAGTTCCGACTGTCAGAGCACCGACGCCGTATCCGGCGATGTTGTAGGTCGCTCCTGTACCTCCGCCGGTGCTGGTCCCCTCGGACAGAGGATTCGAGGCCAGCACCGAGTAGAGACCGCCGTTCAAGATCTCGAACGTGCTGACTCCGTACAGAGCTATGTTAGCGGTGAAGCCGACGCCAGGACCAGAGGAGTTGGACTGAGTGAGGGAAGTCGCGGTCGCCGAGTAGTTTCCGGCGGTCGTGATGTTGAAGGTGTTGACGCCGAAGACGCCGGTCTGGAAGGTCGCGCCAGTGCCGGAGCCGGTCGTAGTGGTGAAGGTCGCAGAGTTGACGGTGTACGAGCCGTGAGTCGAGACGGTGAAGGCGTTGATGCCGAAGACGCCAGTCTGGAAGGTCGCACCCGTACCAGCGACCGAGGTCGTCGAGCCCTGAGTAAAGGTCGTCGAGCCGACGGTGTAGACCCCACCGTTGATGATGTGATAAGCTGTGATCGCCCCAGTCGAGATGTTGATGGTGTCGACCTGCACGACTGCCGCGACGGAGTGAGTGCCGCCAGCCAGAGTAATCTGATCACCAGGAAGATACAACGTGCCACCGGCGTTGAGCGCGGAGGAGACGAGCTGAATGTTCGTGACTGTGATGATGGCAGCAGTCGCGTGAGTACCGCCGACGAGGGTACAGGTGTCAGTAGCGACGTAATTGATCCCAGGAGCGTTCAGCGCGAGAGACTGAAGCTTCGTCGTCGCGACGGTGAGGACCGCCTGAGTAAGAGGGGAGCCGCCCGACAGAGTGATGGTGTCGTTCGCCGTGTACCCCGTGCCCGGAGCGTTGACTGCGGCCGAGACGAGCTGAGTCGTCAGTACCTCTAGAATCGCCTCCTGCGACGCAGTCCCTCCGGTGAGGGTCGACTGATCGCCAGGCAGATACCCGGAGCCCGCAGCCGCGAGAGTTGCGGTTTGCGCGAACATCGATGCGGTGACGACGCCGGACGAGCCGACACCACCGACGACGATAGTCGGGATACTGGTGAAGCCCGAGCCGCTGGCCGAGACAGTCGCAGCGGTGAGACCGCCGATCACTGCGCCGACGGCGACGCCGAGGAGAAGTCCCATCTTGACTCGATCGCTCCAAGCGGTGCGAGTCGGGGTAACTAGCTCGATCCTATCTCTAATCTTAGCCATAGCTCAGTTTCTCCTAGGTTGCGGGCCTTGTCGGCTCCGAGGTCGATCTTACTTTGCTCGGCGCCTTAGTCGTCAGGTCAGAAGTCCCCGTCGCCGGCTGCGGAGGCTGTCTCTCGTCGAACGACGTGATGTCTTCCTCAGGAATGAGCTTGCTGCCGCGAGCCGCCATGACGGCGATCTCGATGTCGGCGCTGCACATGTCCGCCCACTTCGACTTCGAGAGCGGACGACCCTTCAGAGCGCGATACTCGTTGGGAGTGATCGCATTGTTCTTATACTCGAGCTGATAGACCTCAGCCGCCTGCTTCTCGTCCTCGCGATCGAGACCCTTGAAGCGAAACTCCAAGTGAGAAAATCCAAGTTTACCTTGGATTGCCTCCCTTGTCAGCTGACCGGCGTACTTCTTACCCCACGGACCGATCGCCTGCGCGATGTCTCGATCCTCGGCGACCTCCGCCGTGTTGCGATTGATGTCGCGCTCGAGCCCGAGGTTCTGCGGGCTGATGTCGAACGCGGTGGCGATCTCCGCCTTCAGAATCTCCTGATACTTCAGATAGAGAGCATTGTCGCCCTCCGGCTTGAAGTTCAGCTCCGACGGCTCCTTGTCTCCTCCTCCGAAGATGGGCATCCTGCCCTGACCCTCGATCTCGTTCCTCCAGTACGTGCGGAACGTCCCCAAGGTCTGAGCGTCGATATTGCCGAGCCACAGTCCGGTCGAGGGGTTCGCGTTAGAACTCACGAGCCCGGCGTACTCCTCGACACCCAGCAAGCGGCCGATCGTGGTAAAGGCGACCTCGAGCGGACCCAGACCGAAGGGGTCCGAGGTGCTCGGGTTCGGCTTGATGTAGATCAGCTGATCATTACGAAGATGAACCGCGTCGTAGGCCCCTCCCGGACTTCCGTAGCCGAGAACCTGGCAGTACCTCGCCTCGTTCTCTCCACCCTCCCAGAAGGGAAAGATCTGAATGCTCAGTCCGTCGACGGGCCAGAGCCAGAGAGGACGGGAGGGGTCGCCACCGAGCTCCTGCTCGATCGCACCCGCGCCGCACATCATGTCCTCGATCACCTGCTCTGTGAAGGAGCCGAAGCTGTCGTCCTCGTTAGGATGAGTGAAGCAGTTGTAGACTGTCTCGATCTGGCGCTCCAGCTCGGAGTTGATCTTATATCCGGGCTTGACTACGATCTCCCAGTCGAGCTGAGCTATGCTGTTCTTGATCGCGTTGATCGCGCGTCTCGCGTGTGGGGTACGAGAGAAGTAGCGAATATTCCTCGGCGTCGGCTTCCAGGCGGGGCGCTCGCCCATCCTGACCTGACCGATCTGCATCAGCCGAGGATAGATGTCGGTCTGCCTCGTAGGGGCAGAGGGGCGTCTTCCTCTCCGGAGCAGGGCAGGAATCTTCACGATCTTTGGTCCTACATATTTGGAGTGAAGACGCCATCACGCAGAAATCCGTGGTATCCTGGCACAACGATCGACGGCTGACAAGTAATTCTTGGCGGATCGCCGGTCACCTGCCATCCCTCCCCGTTGCTGCTGACCTGATCGACGCACCACTCGCTTCCGGACGGACAGAGCACCGAGATAGGAGGCCTGACGAGCGACCAGGTCTCGAGATAGAAGCGAGCGTAGAACGATAGCTTCTTCAGCTTGCTCTGCTCAAGATACTTCTTCGCTCTCTCGACGTCCTCAGGCTTCGAGGGATCCAGATACCAGTAGCAGAACCACATCGAGCCAGGAGGTAGAATCTCCTTGAGAGAGGCTCCTCGTCCGTCGTTGCGGCTCTTCGCCAGAGCGAATCTCTGGTCCTCGGCTGCGGTGAACTCCTCCCTTGTCAAGAGTCTACAGGTGGTGGTCATCAGCTACAGGTGACCGAAGCTGAACTCAGAGCCGACCTGGACGAATAGGTCGGTCAAGGCCCAGACGAGCGCGTCCGCGTGGTCCGGTGAGCCGGACCCCTCGTATCCGCCGGTGGTGAAGCTGAGCATCTGGTCCTCTAGCTCTGAGAAGATCCCGACGTGATGGATCTTGTTCTTCTCGTAGAGGGCGCTCACAGGTTCTGCGCGCTGGATCTTTCCTCGGCTGGCGGTGACCACACGAATAGGGGCGTTCCTGCGAACCGTCCTAATCGTGTTCTCCACCATAGCTCCCCCGAAGTTCTTCTCAGCCACGATGCGATCGGCACCGTACTCGTCGAACATCTTCAGGGCCTCTCTGGCCCAGCCCTCCGGACTGTAGTTGCCTGTACGATCGTCTAGGACGTAGCCCTCGTCGTCGCAACCGAGACCAGCCGCTACGAGGCCTACTTCGTCCGATCTGCTATCTTCGTCGCCGCTCGTTCCGCTAGGGTCGATCGCGATCACGACTCGCTTCAGCGGAGGGACTCGGGACGGGGTAACTCTGTTCTTCTCAAGAGAGTCGAGGGTCCAGAGAGCGCCCGGCAGCTCAGAGAGGAACTCCCCGTCCCGGAACCTACGACGCTCACGCTCTGGGAGAGCGTCGAGCTCTGCGAGATACTCCGCTGGGAGATTCGCCGCGTTGTGTCTCGGATTCATCTGCATGGTCGCGTAGTTGTCGGGGACCGGGAGCGGCATTCCACTCGTCGGTTCTTGGCGACGCATGAACATTCTGTACGACCAGTGAGCCGCCGACGGCGGGTTCTCGTCGTAGTAGGCCTTCAGGCGGAGACCCTTGTTCTGGGCGAGCCGAGTGACCGCCTTGTTCCTCGCCTGATACGCGATCTGAGAGCACTCGTTGAGAAAGATGCTGGAGTGCTCCTGACCAAGAATCTTCTCAGTTCTCTCCTTGTCGTCTAGACCCCCGTAGAGAATTCTGCTGTCCTCGGGAAGCGTCGTGTACCAGTCCGTCTGATTGGTCTGGTACGGGATCTCCGGGAAGCAGAGAGACATGACGCTAGGCATCGTGCCTCGGATGATGCTCTCCTTCAGGTGATTGAAGCGAAAGCGAAGAATCGCGTGGGACGATCCAGGCGCTTTTAAGGCGCGAATGACGATAGCGCGACAGATGAGGAACGTCTTGCCGGACCGGGAACCGCCCCTCAGAAGAATGTGGGAGGCCGGGGAGGCGAGAAGTCTGTTACCCTCGATCTGCTTCTGGGTGAGCTGGAAGGTCATCCGTCGATGGTCTGAGGCTCTGGATCTCTAGCACCGAATCGCTCAGCGAATCTGATGATCAAGATCTTCTGGAAGAAGTCGTCGTTGCGAGCATTCTCTATCAGCTTCGTCTGCTGAAGAGCGACTCGTCCGGAATCTAGATCCTCTGCGAACTGGCGAAGAGCCCTAGCCATTCTCCGATTGTCGACTCCGAAGGCGAAGCCCTCGTACCTCGGCTCCAGAGTATCCTGAAGATCCACTAGGCGGCGTCGCCAGGAGCCTTGGACCTGGAGTCAGGCGGCCACTCCTCGAGCTTTACCTTCGGCTGGAACATCTTGCTGGAGCCCTTGAAGGCTGATCCCTGTCCCTGGTCGTTATTCTCTTGGACCTTGGACCAGGTCTTCGAGCCTGGGGTCGGCGTCTGGTAGTCGTCGCTCATGCGAGTCTCCTCTGTTACCCGGCGCGGCCGGGAGGGATGACGTTTGATCCTACGAATCCGTGCCAGTGACAGCCGACGTTCGGCGGCTGGCTCGCATCTAGCGAGATACTCGGAGTCAGGACTAGGTCGTCTATGTTGGTGCCGGAGGCATTCCATCTGGAAGGCTTGCCGGTATGATCTCTGCTACCTGCCTCGTCCGGGACGTTTCGTCCTGCGAACGTGACGTGAACTCCGTGAGTTCCGGTCGGGCCGCCGTTCGCTTGAAAGCACTTGGGACAGAGAAACGAGATGCTGTCGGCCTCGGCCAGGGTCTCTACGTAGTGAAACTCGTAACGATAAGGATGAGGAGACCAGAACCACGGATCTCCTGTCTCGTCGCGCCAGATCCACTTGCCGTCTTTATCCTGCTCCGCGCTGGTGACCGTGACAGTCTTCAGCAGCTTGGCGTGGAGCTGTCGCAAGGAGTTCATAGCTTGGCGTCGTCGCCGGTGATGACGATCTTGATCTTGGTGTCGGCGGCGTCCTGGGGAGAGCCCTGAGGCTTGCCGTAGGCTCTGTCGAGCATAGAGTTCGCGGCCAGCGCGGCTGCTCTGAGGTCGTCGTTCTGCGCCATAATCTCTGAGAGACGCTTGATAGCATTCTCGGAGTGCTCCTGCGCGAGCTTCTTGACCTCGTCCGTGAGCTTATTGCCCTGACCGCGCTTACGACCGGATCCCTGTGGTCTGGCGTGTCCTCTCTGAAAGGTCATCTATTGTACATGGTCCTTAGTGTGGATCGGCTAGGAGGTCGTCGGCATATTTTTCGCACTGATTGCTCTCACAACCGCAGGTTGCTGGACATTTGCGCATATGCAACCATGCACGGCGCGCATAGCTAAACTTGGCACGCAGCTTGCACAATGCAGCGCTCGTGCCACGTGGCGCACAAGTTACAAAAGCTTAACTACAAACAGCCTAGCCTAGCCTAGCGCGCCACAATTTGGCCACAATGCTAGCCTACCTTACCAACGCTACCCAAGCCAAGCACGGCAAGGGGGCATGTAGCAAAAAGGCAACACCCAATGCAGCCTACCACCAAGCCCGCGCCTACACAGGCGCCCACTCCAGCCGCCACCCCGGCCAAGCTGGCCCCCGGCACAATTACCCTTTTGGTGCCTAACCAAAACGGTAAGCCCGGTGGCAAGGCAGTTTGCGCCAGCGCCACCCGCTTTGCCCTGTACAAAAACGGCATGACGGTAGCCGCCTACAAGGCAGCCGTAAAGGCTATTGGCCAGCCGTACAGCCTAGCCGCCGCAGACCTGCGGTGGGACGTGCGCCACAAGTTTATTAGCATAGCCTAGGCTTTGCCGTGCCCCGCGCCTAGCCGCGCGGGGTGCAGTTAAACCTAGCAGCAAAGGTGCCTACCATGCCAAACCGTGCACCCCTAAGCGCCGTTGTGGCGCTGTACCTTGCCAACGGCGGCAAGCTAACCCGCGTACCAAGCGCCCGGTGCCGTGGCGCCCTACGCTGGTACATGCAGCCCCACCCCACCCACGCCTTGCCGCTGGCGCTTGGCGTTGTGGGCCGGTGGTAGCCGTGCTTACCGGCGTTGCCGTGGCGCACCACGGCCCGTACCGCAAGGGCGCGCAGTGCTGCGCTAACTACGTGCTGCCCTACATGGTGCACGCGGTTACCTGCCCCACCCACCCAACGGCAAAGCGCGGCCTGTACGGGCTGTACTACCAAGGCAAGCCGGGCGTGCTTATGCTGGCACAAGGGCCAACAGCCGTGGATACCCTTGTGGAGGCAGCCACGCGGGAGTTACAGGCAGCCCACGACGCCAAGTAAGCCTAGCCCGGCCCAGCAAGCCGGGCGCTTACCCGTGCGCCCGCGAAGGACGCGCGGTTAAGCGAAGGAGTGAACGATGCTAAAGTTTGGCGTGATTCTTGCGGCGTGCGCAGCGATCTATTCCTCTCTCGTCTTCGGTGAAGCGATTCACCGGGCGATTTCCTTCTTCCCGCACTAGGAGATTCCCTAGCGACTGACCAGATCGGCAGATAGAGCCGAAGGCGGAGCTCGCGTGATCGAACAGAATCATTCATTCTGCGAGATTACGAGGAGAATCCTTCGTCTCCCGCGGAGTTCCTCGAGAGTTCCTCGCGAGAATTCCCTCCGAGGAGCTATTTACTTGCCGATTCTGTCGGTGCTATACTGTAGGGTAACTAGGAGGATCACCAATGCGCAAGCAATTCAATCACGAGGACCATCCAGCCGTAGCTGCGCTGATCGCGTATAGCTACTGCGAAGGAGGGACAGGTACTCCGCTGACTGACGAGGAAGCCAGCAACGGCGGAGCTCTAGAGGACGCGATCGAGGTCTGCGCCAAGCTCCCTCGCGATCGCAGGTACGCCTGCTACACGATGGGGACTGATGATCCCAGGTTTCCCGAGACTGAAGATATGCTGGCCTATCTCAAGAGTCTAGGTCCGCAGGTCAGCGAACAGAGCTTCCCCGGCAGCGTATTCGCTCAGTGGCTTACGTGCCGCGAAGGAGGGTGCTACTTCACGTCCGCTGACTACAACGTCGGCGGAGCTGACATGTGGGTGTTTCCCGAGAAGTAAGAAAGGAGGGTGCCCACTCCCTAAGTCTCGTCAGATCGCCAGATATAGGCGAGGGCGGAGCTTATCCATTCGAGATGACTCCTTCATCTCGAATACAGAATCGCTCCCGAGAGTTCGAAGCGCCCGGGAGCTAAGATGATGGGATTTTCAGCGTGCCTGAATACTACGCGGCTTCCGCGCGCCTGACAACAAAAAAGTTCTCGGCCGACGCAAGAAAGTTTAGATGATCGTGAACCAGACGAAGGAGGGTGTCCGTCCCTCTTCTGTGGTCGTCCTTCATGCTATGAGTCACGCGATCAGGATGAAGAGACTGAATCTTTCTCCAGGAGATTCCGCGACCTCGCATCACCACGAGCGAGCGGGGAGGGTCGGGGAGGGTCCTGACGCAGTCCAGTATCTCCTCTGCTGACTGAATCATCTCACTCCATCTTGGACCGGATCTGCAGTGATCATCCTGCTCGACCAGATCGGTCACTGAGCAGTCCAGCTCCCTCGCGATCGCGAAGAGAGTCCAGTAGTCGCGAACGAACAGACGACCGTAGTTGATCTGCGCGAAGCCGAGCGATCTAGGAGCCTTGACTCGGCTCTCTCGTCCTTCTATCAGGAACGCGCGGCGAACACCGACCTCGGCAGTCGCGTGATCTATCATGCGGAGAGTCCCCAGATTCACTCAACAAACCGCCTAGCACAGAAGGAGGGTGGATGACAATAGCTGACGTGCAGTCTCAGTACTCGGGTCTAATTCGCATACACGAGAGACCAAAAACGAGAAAACCTCCCGACCTTCCCCGCCGCGTCGTACGTTTTACCGAGCAGACACCAAGATGTAATATCGGCAATACAAATCTAATAACTAGAAACCTTCCTGCTTCAACCACTTAGACCAGGACTATTGCCGATATTACTTTATTGCCACCCAAACGCGAAAAAATTCCGCAGCCCGTTGCGCGCGCCCGCGCGTATGTAAAGACCAATAATCCAATAGCGACCCTCCTAACTCCAGCGCCCGCGACGCTTTTCCATTATTACTCCCCTATTAGAGATATTGCCGATTGGCGTCCGCTCGGCGTAGTCGGATCGTCAGCTCACCAATCAAAGATGTGCATGGCGACCATTTAGACCTTGTCACAGCCCCTCCGCCCGCCCTATACTCTACCACAAGCTAGGAGGGCCCAACCGCATGACGATCACCTACGACGCCGTCGCGCTGAACCGCGAGCAGCGAAAGACGCTGACCCAAGCCGCCCCCATCACTCGCTGCCGCGACCTCATCCACGAGCACGCGAAGAAGGAGGGATACCCTCCCCTCCTGTGGGCGACCTCTTACTACGGACTCATCGCCATGACGGAAGATGGTCCGTCCCCGCTGTCCCCCCTCATAATCCGCTACTACGTCAGGGCCAATCTGGAGGACGAGAATGCTCAGCCAAGCGCAGCTCGATAGAGTCGCCACCCTCAACGACGACCAGGCGCGCACTCTCCTGCGACGTCACCTGAAGATCATCCCGCCGGAGAACGAGCCGGCGACCCCTCTGCTGATGAGACTAATCTCGTCGGCAAACATGGATCATCGCAGTCTCCTGCGACCACTCTTCCGCACACAGCTCCCCGCCGAGATCAACATTCTCGAGACGGTCGCTGGTCGCCCCATCCAGCATATTCGGAAGATAACGAAGCACGTCGGTCCCGTCAGACCTGGTCGCCCTAAGCCTCCAAAGCCGGACGACGACCGCCTCATCACCAACATCGTTCCCAACCCGAAGAAACTGGGATCCGCGTCCTACGATCGTTATGCCCGCTACGTCGAAGGAATGACGGTGAGCCAAGCCCTGAGCGCGGGCATAACCTCCGGCGACCTCAAGTGGGACGAGGGAAGAGGCTTCATCACGATCGGATGAGCTATTGTCACAAGCCGTCCGTCTAGAGTACACTGTTGTCATGATAAAGCGACCACTCCAAGACGCACTCGCCCGCCTCGCGAAGACCGCCGGTCATCGTGACCCGAGGCGTATCGCGGAGCGCGACCTGCCGAAGCTACCTCTACTAGAAAGGATACCAGATACCCCTGATGATCTATCTGCTGGCCGCTTACGAGTTTCAGCGCACGGGCGCTGACTGGAGATGGTGGACCGCGATGACTACCGTCCTAGTCTTACATCTCGTAGCCAAGACCATCCAGGAAGGAAAGAAGAGAGATGGCAAAGGTTGAAGAGTACTACATCCACAAGATCGACGACAAGACCTGCCGGATGCAGAAGGCGGTGAATGGGGACCTAATACTCACGAGCTCCTACATAGTAGGAGATCATGAGTGTCAGTGCTATCAGGCGCTTCGCCCAGCGAGATGCCGCCACATGGACATCCGCAAGGCTTGGATTCTAAGAAAAATATCACCGAAGTCGGCGATCTACAACATGAAGGAAGACCGCTTCTATCTGATCGAGGCATCGGAATGATCACTGGAGTTGCGATCAAGAAGAACGGCGTCGTGTACGTCGTCTATCAGGCTAAGTCTCACACCGATGTCATCAGCCACTATCGGCTCAAGTTCGATCCTACGAAGGACGAGATGGGCTTCGTTGCGAGTGGAGACCGCTTCGTGAGTCGCTACGACGCCGTAGAGATCGCTCGTGAGAGCAGACAGCTCCCTCCCGACTTTCCTGGAAGAGAGCTATTCTGTGGAGACTTCAGATGGTGAACGCAGACGATCCTCGTGTGAGACTTCGCCGCAAGGCTGATCAGCACTGGGACATGGCGGGTCTCGCTCGTCAGGATGGAGACTTGAGGGACGCCGAGCGTCATACGGCGTGGGCGAGAGCTTACGAGCAGCAGATAAGGAACTTAACGTAACTCGAGAGGAGTCCTATGTCGGCTAAAGAGGAAGAAGTAGTTCGCCGCTTGGTCCGCAAGCTGCTAGACGAGGAATATACGATCTCCGTCTACAACGGCGGAGACGGTTCCGAGATCGGACGCTCTTCGGACTACGATAAGATCGTAAAGGAGCTGTTCGCGACAGACTATGAGGAGCTCCACGTCCATAAGGGTGACTACAACAGCGTTGTGATCCTCATCTACGGCAACGCCGAGGACGGCTCCGAGGTCATCGCTGACTACTCCGGATCCCTTGAGGATCTAATCAAGTCTGTAGAGGGAAGATGACCGACTTCAAGGATCTGCTGAAGATCTCTCCTGGCTTCGCTCGCGAGGAGTCGCTGCGCGACAGCAGAGAGAAGCTCGAGGCTGAGCCGGGCCTCGTTCCGTACGCGGTCGTCGGCTACCTCGCTCAGCAGCTAGTCAGCACGATGGCTGAGAACTACAGCGTCACCAGAGAGCAGTTCACTCGCGACATCGGCGTCGATCCAGGAGAGCTGACCACGTCGCAGGTGATCTGCTGCCTCGCGCTGCTCTCCAATGCGCTGACGAAGCTCTTCGTGGAGGAGAGCCCGAGTAGGACTGAGACAATCCTATTCTTACTCGCCGAGCACGACGTCTACCGCACGATGATCGACCCTCTGGCCGACCAGATAAGGAGACAGAGATGATCCACTTCGCGACCCACGAGCTCCCAGCGTCGGTCGTGCTGTGGTGCGTCATCAACGCTGCGACCGCTGCCGTCAAGCTCTCCAAGACGACAGAAGTGCGCCCAGCGACGAGAAAGATGGCTGCCTTCGTCGACATGGTGACGACTATCTTCTGGATCTTCTCACTAGTCTGGATGCTCTGCTGCATCTTCTACACGCTCTATCTGTGGAGCGTCGGATGATCTGCATCTACCGCCGAGGCGACTATGTCGTGGTAGACGAGGGTCGAGTGGGTCTCGTCAATCGGTACTTCTACGAGGAGACGAGACGGCGATACGTCGTTCAGTTCGGGGCCGCTGGTCCGTTCGAGCAGGTCAGCCCTGAGAGAATGCGCTTCGCCACGACGCGCGAGGAGAGGGATCTGGAGGTGTTCTCGTGAGGATTAAGTCGAAGGATCCTAACTATCCGTTCACGATGGTCACTCTGCCGTACGATCCGTGCAAGGTTCAGGCCGAGATGCCCGGTACAGACTTCGTATCGGTCGGCGTTCTCAACACCGACAGACCTACGATGAGGCTGTGGTGCTTCCGCTTCCAGTCTGATCTCAGGAAGTTCTCCGAACTTCTTGAGCTCAAGCACGAGCTGTTGCAAGTTGACGTCAGTCCAAGCTAGCATATATCGTAGCAACCTAGGAGAACACACATGGACGTCGTCATGAACTGCCGCTGCCACGTCGTCAGTGGCATCCCCTGCCAGAACGTGCCGGGCCACGTCGAGGTGAAGATCCACAAGGCCGAGCCTCGCTGCTATCATCGGGACGGTGACCAGGTCATTCGTCCGCTGGGGGGCTACAAGAAGTCAAACGAGGAGAGGTGGATAGGAACAAGGCGCGTCGCAAGGAACTCGACAAAGCTCTCAGCCTCATAAACGAGGCGAAGGACATCGTAGAGACCGCTCGCGACGAGGAGCGCGAGTACTACGAGAACATGCCAGAGAACATGCAGTCCGGCGAGCGAGGCGAGAGAGCCGATGAGGCTGCTAACTCGCTGAAGTCAGCTGCCGACGAGCTAGATCAGGTCGTCGATAGTCTCGAGAACGTCGTCGGCAGCATCGAGGAGGCGATAGAATGATCATCCGGCGCAACTCTTCGCTGACGGGCAAGATACACGAGATGGAGATCCCTGTGACGGAGGATCAGATGAATCTGTGGCGCTCCGGCGTCCCGATCCAGAACGCTATGCCGAACCTGACACCAGGTCAGCGCGAGTTCATCAAGACCGGTATCACCGAGCAGGAGTGGGACACCTACCTTCCATGATCAGACTCCTGATAAAGGGCGATCTAGACACAGCCCACAGAGCGACGGTCAACAGAGGTATGGAGACGATCTCCTCCTGGAAGCTGCACCGCGACTGTACGATCGGCTACACTCGCGACGAGTACTGGCGGGAGGTCATGAACTGGTTCGGCGAGCCTGGTCAGGCTCCGTTCCCTCCCGGCTCTCTGCTGCACTTCGCTCTAGATCAGAAGGAGGACTCGTGAAGCCGATGACCGCCGAGCGAGCTAGACTCGCCGAGGATCTCACGCTCCTCACCGATGGTCACCTCGACGACGTGGCCTTCGAGCATCTGCTACAGTACGTCGCGGACAAGATCAGTCCGCCCACACTACTCGCGCGGTTTTGGAGGCTCCTACAGCGTCGCTAAACCGCCCCGCTACCACACCACCACCCGCCGTCGCACGACGGTTGTACGACTTCTCGAACGCGTCTACTACCTCGTAGAAAGGCCCCACCCGTGCCCGCCAAGCTCTACACAAAGATCCGCGTTCTGAAGGACAGACAGTTCTACGTCGCTCGGCGAGAAACGCCTCTCAGTCGCGGTAAGCTGGAAGTCGTGCAGTATATCGGAGGATACATCTATCGCGCGGGAGTCCAGCGAGGATATCTGAAGGACGAGTGGATCCTCTACAAGCGCGTCCGCCTGTCGGAGGGCTTGTACTGAGCAGTCCATCGGAGCTACACTGTATCGTAATTGCTGCGGAGAACTGTATGCCAAGACGAGTTAGTCTCCTCCACGTGAGGAAGACCTTAGAGTGGATAGAAGATACCACTACCTCTATGATAGAGCGCGACGGCAAGCACCAGAACGGTCTGCGTCTCGCACCGATCGACCAGACGAACCTGCGCCAGATACGCCTCGTAGTACGAGCGATTCTCCGCAAGCACGCTGAGAAGAAGACAAGAAAGGACGTGTACGTCGAATGTACGCGATAGTCTACAGAGTTGACTCGAGGCGCAGCCTCCGAATGTGGAGCAAGGTCTTCAATGACAAAGACTCCGCCGAGCTGGAGCGCAAGCGCCTGACGCTGGAGTGGCAGTCGTGGATGATCTTCTTCGAGGACCCGAGGAAAGAATGAGACCGATGCTAGCCGGACCGTTCGTCCAGAAGCTGATACGCTACCCGGTGCTCGTACAGCCTAAGCTGGACGGGATCAGAGCCGTCCATCTCGACGGCTGTCTGTGGTCTCGCAACGAGCGGAAGATCCCGAATCAGTTCATACAGTTTATCTGCTCGCAGTACCGTCTCGACTTCTTCGACGGCGAGCTGATGGTTGGTGATCCTACTGCCGAGGACGCGTATCGTCGCACCGACAGCGGCGTCATGTCGCAGCACGGAGAGCCGGACTTCACCTATATGGTCTTCGACCTGCTGACTGACGGCACTTATGACGAGCGCAGGAGGACATTATCTAATCGCATTAAGACTCTAGACTCCTCGCGCTTCAAGCTCGTCGAGCAGACCTGGGTCGAGAACGAGGACACGCTGCTGCGAGTTGAGGGCGGATACGTCGAGAAGGGATACGAGGGAGTAATACTCCGCGATCCTGAGGGAACCTACAAGGCCGGACGCTCGACTAGCCGCGAGGGTAAGCTCATCAAGCTGAAGCGCTTCGAGGATGCGGAGGCCTGCGTCGTCGGATTCGAGGAGCTCTACAGCAATCAGAACCCCAAAACTGTCGGAGCTCATGGCCTGACAGAAAGAACGAACCACGCGGCGAACATGGTTCCGATGGACACGCTGGGAGCTCTTAAGGTCAGAGATGTGAAGAGCGGTGCAGAGTTTCGCATAGGCTCCTTCAAGGGCCTAACGTTGGAGGATCGTAGAGCTATCTGGCAGTATCAAGACCTCTATCTCGGCAAGATCCTCACCTACAAGTACCAGAAGGTGGGAGGCTACGATCTTCCACGCTTCCCGATATTCAAGGGATGGAGGTCCGACCTCTGAGACACCGTCACCGTAAGATAGTCTACGTGAATCCTCTTCCGAGCGACCACGAGAGGAAGCCTCGGAACTACTGGAAGATCGTACGCGTCCTACTGTTGATCTGGCTCGGATACACGCTCGGCCTACTTGTCCCAGCGATTCACAACGTGCTAAACTTCAGATAATGTCGGAGGGCCCGTGAGAGCATACCTGATAGATCCGATGGAGAAGACCATTCTGGAGATCGGTCACAACGAGACTATGACCGAGCTGTACGGATATCTCCAGTGTACGGAGTTCGAGATTCTGCGCCGGGGACTGTCGCTTCACAAGGGCGACGGTCTGTACGTCGACGCGAAGTACAGGACTCGTCCGTGCGTGCCGCGACTGGGTATGTTCTCGTTCAAGGGAGTCGCCGGCCTGATACTCGGGAAGGCGCTGATATCAGGCCACACCGTCGACGGAGAGATGTGTGATCCGCGCACGCCGCTCAACAAGATTCGTGACCTCACAGCATGGAGGTGACTATGCACGTGATAGATAAGATCAGAAAGCTCTTGGCGATGGCCGAGGGCAACGAGAACGAGGCTGAGGCAGCCTTGTTCGCCGAGAAGGCGGCGGCGATGCTCGCAGCTCACAATCTCTCGATGGCTGACGTCGCCGAGGAGGAGAAGGGAGACATCAGCGAGTCCGAGTGGCACACGATGTATCTCGATCCGTGGCGTCGGCGCATCATACGCTCGGCCGCCATGCTGTACTTCTGCGACATCTTCCTTCGCAAGTGGTACGACAAGGAGGGTCACAGGATGCGCGACGGCGTCGTGATCGTCGGACGTCCGCACAACGTCTTCATCGCCAAAGAGATGGCGGACTATCTCATCAACACGACGATGAGGTTGGCGATCTCGTACTCCAAGGAGACCGAGTCTCAGGTCCGCACGCAGCGCGGAATGCGGCTCGCGTTCGAGCGCGGATGCGGGGAGCGGCTCGCGGTACGGCTGAACGAGATGAGGCTGGCGAAGTCTCATGGCGAGATCATCTATCGCAACGGTAATCCTGGGAACCTCCCCGCTCTCTACACTACCGAGTCTCTGCTGACGAAGCAGTACCTAGAGGCGCTGAGGCTAGGAGTTGCCAGAGTGCGCGGCTCCGACCTGTCCACTCTCCACTCGCGCGCCGGAATGCGCGCCGCGAACCAGATAAGCTTGTCTCCGCAGTTGGGCGGAGGCAAGCGTCATCTCTTAACCTAGGAGGACTGCATGACCATCGTGTTCGAGACGCCGGGTCTCATAGACCCGAGAGCATTCACCATAGGAGGACTGACTGCGAAGCCAGCCTCGCACAATCCCATCGGTCGGTTTGGAACAGGTCTGAAGTACGCGATCGCCGTGCTCGTACGCATGGGCGCCGATCCTGTCGTCTGGATCGGCAAGGACAGGTACCAGTTCACGAAGAAGTCGATAGACTTCCGAGGGAAGAGTGTGGACATAATCCAGATGGTTTTGCAGAAGTGGAGCTGGCGAAAGCCTCGTACCTACGAGATGCCGTTCACGACAGAGTACGGCCGCGACTGGCAGCCGTGGATGGTCTTCCGCGAGCTCGAGGCCAACACTCGCGACGAGAACGGGCGCACGATCCATCTGCAGACTACGGCCTCGTACATCGACGGTGAGACAGGCAAGACGCTTATCCTCGTGGCGCACAGCGACTTCGAGGCAGCGTACGAGCAGCGCGACACAGTCTTCCTGCCGCCAGACCTCGTGGCTCTTCAGGAGGACTCTCAGCTACAGCAGTTTCCGGGCGAGAGCAAGTATCTCTACTGGCGAGGAATGAGAGTGCTGGAGCTCGGCAAGCCGTCGCGCTACACCTGGAACATACTTCGCGACATGGATCTTACCGAGGATCGCACGCTGCGTCACGAGTTTCTGGCTCGCACGTATCTCGCGGAGTGGGTGGCGAGACTCAAAGACGAGGACACCATTCGCGAGTTTCTCACCGTGAGTGAGAAGTGGTGGGAGTCAGCCATGGACTTCACGTGGGCCAGCAGCATCTCCTCGCAGTTCCGGATGGTCGCTCGAGCGCGCCCGGAAGGAATGCTCCGCAGCGCGGCGAGCTGGGCCGACACTCACGAGCCTCAGGCCCTGCCGGAGAACGAGCTCAAGACGCCGTGGAAGATCAAACAGGAGTACGTCGTCGACTGCGACGACAGACGAGTGTTTCAGCGTCCAGATAGCATCCCAGACGCAGAGTGGTATAACCTCGCCTGTAAGACAGTCGAGATTATCAACAAGTCATGAGATACGTCCTCCTTATCCCGATTACGATAGGATGGCTGATAGGATTCATAGCCGCCCCGATAATCTACGGTATCGTGGCTGGCTACGAGTTCGTCGCCGGCAAGATCGACGACATAGGTGAGTGATGATCCTCAAGATCTTCAGACCCACGGTACCTCAGGACGCGCTGTATCAGATCAGTGATCAGAGCGGCACAGTCTTCATCCAAGCTCGGACAGTGCCGGGGAGGGTCGCCGTGACCTGTCAGTTCAGGCCGTCGTACTGGACGGCCATAGTCGTTCGCGTCCACGAGATCGAGTTCCGCCGCCAAGTAGAGGATCAGACATGGTAGTCACCGACGAACAAGTTGAGAAGATTCGATCTATCTTTGATCAAGAGTATAGAGTGTGGAGGATCGCGCAGAAGAATGATGATCATTGGATTGTTGATGATAGTGGCAGAGATAGTTTATTTGCCGAGAAGCCGAGGTCGTACTTCAACATGCACCAATTCCCGACAGAACTCGCTGCTAAGAACTTCGTTATCGACACGGCGCTGAAACTCGCCCTGGAGACAGCCCTGTGAAGCTCTACTACATGGTCGCGATCTGGAAGGACGAGAACGGAGATATGAAGGCCACGAGGATGGCTGAGGGCGAGGCTCACGATCTGCGCGTAGAGCTCGAACTGCTGCCACTAGGCACGTTTCGCGTCGGCGTGATGGACAAGAAAGTCTTCGACGAGATCCTCAGGACGTCGGAGGCGCTGCCCCTTGCAGAAGTCCAGGAACGCAGTTGTACAGAGTCAGGGTCTGACCCCTAGCGTCTGACTGATTCTGGTACACCTGACCTCCGTCCGTCGTCGCCGGAAGTGAGACCCACACTCCGACAGGTTGGCTCGTGTAGACCTGAGCCGGGATGGCTCCAGTACAGACGATGTTTCTGCTGAGACTATCAGTCACGTAGACTGGACCGGCAGCCGTGCTGATGTCTGCTGGAGTAGGCGTCGCCTGCGAGTGGATCTGCGTCCCCAAGAATCCTACGAATCTCTGCATCGCCGCCAGCAGAATGGTGCTGGTCTGCTGGAGCTGAGGCCAGGTCGGATCCTTATTCAGAGTCAGCGCCACTGGATTCTGCAAGCTCGCGATCATCAGTGCGAGCACCTTGGTATCGGTCTGTAGCTGAGCGAGAACGTCCTGCGCTGTGATCTGTGGTGTGCCTGTCTGTGACATTTAGGTCTCCTTTTCCGAACAAAAGCCCAGTTAAAACAAGGGGTTACGAGGTTCCGCCGCGTAGCGGGGTCGTACAGGCTCGCATTTTGCCCGCTCAGAATGCTACCGGCCCACATGGGTTTGAGGCTGTACGCCTTCTGGAAAAGCCTCAAATTATCGTAATTTGCTTCCAAGTAGCTGTATGCTATACTGGAAGTCAAATGACAGAACTCTGTGCATATTGCGGATCTTTTGGCAGCACCCATGATCACTTGCCTCCACTATGCTCATATCCAGGCGGTAGACATAAACATCGAAACGGAAGAAAGTTTCTGAATCTTCCTTGGGTGTGGTCTTGTCGAGAATGTAGCATGCTTCTAAGTGATCTCTATCTTCTAACTGTGTCTGAAAGGGCTGCCTTCATAGCTCGTAAACTCAGGACTCGATACGCGAAGCTGTTGGCGACACCTGACTGGTCCGAGGTGGAACTCGAGCAGCTAGAGTCTGACATGAGGAAGGCGGTCCTTTCTTCTATCCAGGCTAAGGCCGAGGTTCAACGTCGCGTAGCGACTGCGGAGATAATTGCCTTCCCGCCTGACACAGATTAGATCTACGCGCCAGCACTAGGACCGTTCCAGCTATCGGCGAAGCGATAAAGAGGGTCCACTCGATCCAGCCACGAGGCTTAAGAGCTCGCGCCCATGCGATCATGATCGCTACCTCGATCAAGATGGCAGCTATCAGTATCTGCGCTCTGACCATACGATCCATCCCATCACGACGATAATTACGAACGTCCACATCAGGACTGATACTCTGCCAAACGAGTGATCTCTGTTAGAGCGACTTCAAGAGTAGCCGCTCTACGGATCCTCGGAGCGAACCTCCACTCCTTGTAGCCCTCGTTCTCTCCGACTAGCCAGATTCTCTTTCCGTGCGCGTAGGCGATCCCCAGCTCGAAGATGGATCCGCACAGTACGTCGGCGGGATGAGCGAAGCACAAGACAGTTTCAGATCTGATGATGTCGTCGGTGTTGTTGACGATCCACTCTCGAGCCGGACGGTTGTGCTCCGTCGGCAGATTACGCACGACCGGCCAGTGCGCGGTGAAGTGAATCTTCTGCCAGTGGTCCCGCAGATCGAGAATCATGTCAGAGTGTATTCGCTTCGCGGTCACGTAGCACGTAACGAATCGCGACGGTGGCGACTTCAGCTCCTGGGTCTCGTCTAAAGGCATCAATTCTCTCCTTGTGCGATAGTCGGCTTAAGCAACTCCATCAGGAACACGTTCACCCGTTGCTCATAGCCGTAATTCCCCGATGCCGTCACATCCATGCTGGTCATCATCTTCCATCGCGCAGTACGCAAGGCACCCAACTCCCTGACAAGCGCCTCGCGCTCTTGGCTGAGTTGCTTCGCTTCCGCAGAAATTTGACTGAGACGATCTTCTATAGTCGCCTCACGAATGAGCGACTGTCTGACTTCACCAATCTTTGTCGGCTCAGGTTGTCCGCTCATGCAAATGCTCCTATTTTCTTGACGTTTGAACGTGGAAGCATCTGGCCATCATCGCGCTCCAGCACTTCCGGCATAGATGCAGCTTGCGGCACACTCCCATCTCATTAGGAGGTGCGAACATGAGTGCGCCGGGCTCCGTGAGTTCGTCGTCACACATGTCGCATTCGACTTTCAGCACCGGCACTCCCTTATTGCCAAAAAGAAATTTCGAATGTTCCCAGCGGCCATGCCGCCAGAGTCAGAGAAAGTGGCCGCCGCTGGACCCCGGTGTGGAAGATGCGGAAATGGAAACTGACTAAAAGGCGGTCAGTCCTAAACCCGACTATCGACCTGTTGCACCATGTCTGCACGGCGCGGCTCCTCAATGTGACTGTTCGGGTTGCAGATCATCAGGAAAATCTATCGGCGCGTCGTCACCTTCGAGAACCTGAATTGAAGCACCAAGGCGGCAATGGCGGTATCCCTCTTCCTGCGCTATACCCCGCTCGCGCTTCGCTTCGCGTTCGTGTTGAGCGGCAGATGCCTCAAGCCGGTCAATGTACGCCTTGGTATCGGCGCGAGCCTGTCTGAGAATGTCCCCTGGTGTTTTTAGATCGCGCACCCAGGTCTCCTAAATTGTTTCCGACACGCGCCGGACGATATGGCGCAATACTACTTCTGCGCCAGTCCCGACCTTCGCGTGTGGCAATTCTTCCTCCGCCATGTCGCCGCAGAATTTGAGCGCCGTTCGTGACCGCTCGATCTCCCCAAGCATTTGGCGAATGTCGCTGCCGACAAATCGCTGGTGCCAGTCATCGCGCTTAGACCACTCCTGCCACTGCGCGAAAGTTTCAGATGATATTGTCATTGTTGCTCCTATTTCTTTCTCAGACTTCATCTTGCGGAGGATTTCCGCCGCGTAGAACATACCCTGCCGCCAGCTTTCGTTCGAGCCCTCGCGCACTCGGACGCCCTCGGCGGTGATCGCGTCGATACATTCTTGGATGATCTGCTCGCGCGTCACGTCGATGCTCCTATTTTTCCTTTTGTGGTTTCTGGAACGCTTCCTGCACGCGCGCATCCCATTGCTCTTTCGGGAAAGAGTGCGCGTACAGAAAAGCGATAAGCTCACCGACGCCAAAGCCGCCTCGGCACCCACGCCCAGCCAGATCGACCAGCGCCGGTTGTGGACCATAGACATGGCAATAGACCTCGTAAGCGCGCAGCGTGACCTCCCACGGCAATACGGGATTGTTCCGGTCAAACTCGTTCGCGTTAAGCTGGAACGGGTGAAATTCCTTTGTCGCCATGCCCGGCTCCTTACTTTTTGACTGGCTTGATGAACAGATCGCGTGCCGCACCCATTGGCGCACAGACCAACACTAGCCCAAAGACTCCGATGAAGTACCACACGATGGCGCGGCCAACCCAGAGTGCAATGTCGTCGACCATGTTATCTCCTCAGCAGGTGTCTTCTCACTTCATCCCAGGCCCATCGGCTGGGACCTCCGGTCCAAACTCCGACCACGTATCTAGCGTCTCGACGAAGACCCTGCTTCTTGATGGTGACCGCAGCCGCTCCTGCGAGAAGCCACAGGTCGTCAACAGAATCGCCCCGCCTCTCTCCGCCGTCGTGCCATCGTCTGACAGCCACATGTACGAGACCTCCCGCTCCGGCTCTGCGAACCAGCCAGCCGATCTGCTCCGGTCGTAGCGTGACTGCAAAGCCCTCTGTCTGCTTGAACTCGATCCACGCGTCCACCGAGTCATGACAGTAGTTACTGTCCGGGACCCCCAAGCCCGTCCCCCCTGTCTCGATGCTCTGCCAGTGGAACTCGGGTAACTTCTGTCGAAACAAAGATCGTAGACCACCGTCGTCCTCACTCAAACAACATCTCCTCCGGAGCGTGCTCCCAGAGACGCCAGATCTGCTTGTTGCAGTCTCCGATTGGATCGTGGCCGACGAACGTTGGGTCGTCGGGCATCGCACGCTTCTTCGTCAGCTGATAGATGGTACGAGCATCGCGCGCGACGTTATACTTCCACGGAGCAGATGCACCCCAGAGTGAGAAGAGATTCTCTAGATTACCGATGTCGAAGACGACTCCGTTAGCCAAGATGAGTGTATCTGGACTGCTCAGATCAGAAAGATAATCGGCGATAGCTGACCTCAGACACATCGGATGGATCTTCTCGCTGGCTGACTCCCAGTGAGATCGAGCCTCTAGACTCTGCTGAGCCCACCAGTCCTGCGTCGGTCGATCGATCTGTCTTCCCTTGAGCATCTGCGGCTCTAGGGCGAGAACTCTGAGAAACGGCACCTCTTTGAACGTAGGACCAGCCTTCTTCAGATCGAATCCCCACGCTCCGACACTTAGGATGAGCGAGTTAGACGTATGCGTCCCCATCGTCTCGATGTCGATCATAACGTTCTTCATACTACCTCCGATTAACCTACCCTACACTCGAGGACCATCTTAGACCAGTCCTTATATTTGGCCTGACCCCACGATGGCCCGAACTCTGCGTCCACCTTAACGGGGACCGTGAGCTTCACCACGTCTCTCATTAATCCCACGACTTTGGAGATTAATGATGGATCTGCCGTCGAGATGCCTAGCTCGTCGTGCATCTGGATCATCGGCACGATGCCAGCTCTCCAGCACTCGCGCATCGCCATCTTAGTCTGACGAGCGGCCGAGCCCTGTATCAGTCCGTTGAACGCCTTGTGCGTGAAGGCCCGACGTAGTCTCGCGCCGTGCCAGACGTGCTTCTCGTCGGCGCAGCGACGCTCTGCCTCCTCCTTCGAGCAAGCCTCCATCGGCTGCCGCTCTCTCCAGCCCCTAGCTCTGTCCTCCTTGGAGAGATACTTCGGCTCCCAGCGATCGAAACGGATTCTGGCACCATCTAAAGTCTTAAGGAAGCCTTTAGCCGATGCTCTCTGTCCGCAGAACTCGTTCATGCGCGAGACGAAGGGCATCTCCTCGTCGTACTGCTTCATGATCCTGACACACTCCTCCACAGGCAGCCCGGTCATCAGCGAGAATTTATCCTTCCCCGCTCCGTAGCTCTTCGCGAAGTTACAGTCCTTCGCTCTGTTTCGTGATAATCCCGTTAGTGCGACTACAAGGTTGTGAAAATCCGTATCGGGATTATCACAATACATCTGGACGGCCTTCTCTACTCCTGCCATCTTGCAGACGTTGGAGAAGTGAACGATGAGTCTATACTCCTGCTGGCTGTAGTCCGGAGCGAACCAGTACTCGCCCTCCTCAGGCTCGAACGCTTCTCGGATAGCTCCTGCGATCTCTGTGTCGCGAACTGGCATCTGCTGAAGAGGAGGACCGCTGTACGAGAGCCGATAGGTCCGAGTACCGCCCTCCTCGTCGCGAAACTGATGTACGTCGGCGTGGATCCGACCCATGTGGGTGAATCCTTGTATGTAGTTCCCGATGAACTTGTCGCCCGCGCTGTGAAACTTCAGAGCTCGCGCCACGTTCTGTGGAAGCCAGTGGTCTATCTTCTCGAGCCACTCAGTCTCGAACGACGCCTGTCCCCGCTCGTACTTCTCCGTCGGCGCTGTTCTCGGGAAAGGTATCTTGTGGACGTCGAATACGTTTTCTAAGAATATACGTGATGAGATATCCTTTATATCTACAGCACGTCCTATCATTAGTTTATCGGACAGTAAGGCGAGACTAGCATCTCTCACCTTGAAGAACTTCTGCTTCTTCTGCTCGGCCTTGTCGAGGTTGATCCGAATGCCGCGCCTCTTCATCTCGAGAACTAGCGGAATCAGATCGATCTCGAGCTGATACGCTTCGAGGAGCTCTTGAGCTTCGAGAAGCGGGAGCATCCGCTGCATGTTCTGCAGAGTAGCGACAGCGTCCTGCTCGGCGTACGGACCGACGTACCTCGCCGGGAGCCTGTAGATCATCTTCTTGACGTCGCGATCCGACAGCTTCTTGAGCTTCTTCCCCTTGAGCGACTCTCCTCGGTAGATCTCAGCAGCCTCTCTCAGCGCGATAGTATCCTTACCAGGAACGCCCAGCCGCCGCGACACAGAGTCGAGACTGTACGACAGCTGATTCTCGTCAAGCATGAAGGCAGCGGCCATACTATCGTGAATATTAGCAGGGATAGGAAGACCGCGCTCACCACTGAGCCAGCCAAGATCGTAAGGAGCGTTGTGAAACACCATCGGCACGCCAGACCGAACATGGTCCTCGTACCAGCGAAAGACTCGATCGGCATCTAGACAGTCCCCCTCGGGGTGCGCTATCGGCGCGTAGACCGAGATGCCCTCGGCGGCCATGCTGATGCCACAGATGTATCCCTGACTGTGAACCCACCCCGGTCCACGGTCCGCGGCGAGACCGTCGTCTCTCTCCTCCGTGTCGACTGCTATCAGCGGCCGACGTCGTAGGTCCGGGAGGTCTGACGGTGGCCTCCAGTCCGAGTCAGGCTTTAGGAGCGGAAGCTGATACACTTACCGAGCGTGCCTGTTCGAGTCGGTCAGAGGCGTGCCGTCTGGGCGATATCTCTGCTCTGCTGATCGCATCAGTTGTCTGATGATGTCGCGAGCTGTGCGAATCTCGCTAGGAGTCTGCCACGTCGCTATCAGGGTGATGCAGACTGCGTCCGCTCTAATGGGAATATTTTCCTCGATGAAGAGTGCCAGCTTGACGTCGAGTCTGATCCACTCGACGCGATTACATCTGTCTCGCTGAAGCAGCTTCTCCAGATAGTGGTCGGCCTTCTGGAGGTCCTCGAGTCCATTCTTCTTGCGCCAGCGGGCGACGTATCGCGTCGCCTGAGCCTCGAGATAGCCGAGCCCTACGTCCTCGACGAAGTCCCAGTGCTGATAGGACGAACTATAATGATCGCCCCCAACCTGTCTATTGTTCGGGCTTGACAAGCGGCTCTCCCTTCCAGACGCGGAGGCCGTTCGACAGCCGGCGAGTCACCTGCTTGAAGCCGTGGTTTCGGAGACACTGGGCGAAGCTCTTCGCCTCGCGCGGCGTCTTCAGCAGCACGCTGTCTCCGACCTCCATCTGCTTCACGGTCTCGGAGAACTCCGAGTTGTTGGAGTTCTGGGGAATCGGAATACTCTTATCGATCGCAATGGTCACGCTTCTTCTCCTTGTAGATGCGCCTCTCGGCGTAGATTATGTCGTCTTCGAGACGCAGCAGATATCGCGGGAACCAGACGACTGCGTCTCCCCAGGAGGGAACTCGGAGTTGGACGGCCTTCTCCGTCTCTCGCTCTACGCCGTCTACGCATCCCACAACGTCGTACTCGTCGTCGTCGAATTCCGACAACACACGTATAGGGTACTCTAGAATGACCTTTCTACGCAAGGGTTCTCCGAGATCTTGCAACTCGCTGATATAGTCGACCTGAGAGGTCAGGGTCGTCGAATTGTAGCCACATCTTCCTCGCGGCAATCTCGCACCTATCTGCTATGACCATTCCGTACCGATTTCCGAGAGCACTCTCGTGCAGCCCGAACTCCATCATCTCGAGCATGTGGCAGACCTTCACGCGAAGAGCCTCCTCAGAACCTATCTCCGTAGGAGCAAATCCCATCCTCGCGATCGCCTGGAGCTCGATGTAGTCCATCTCGCTCTTCAGCGCGGGATTATCGGCCTTGATCGGATACGGCAGATCTCCGGCGACCAGCTCTCCCATGTCGTGAGTTATGATGAAGTATGCAGTCGTCTCAGGAACTAGACCGAAGATCTCGTAGTAGATGCGATAGACCTGCCACGAGTGCTCGGCCACCGACTGCGTCGTGATGGTCGGCCAAGTGTGATATCTCTTAACGAGACCAGCCAGTCTCGCCGACGTCATGATGTCTTCGACTTTCACCTAATTCTCCTCTCGAGCCACTGGATGGCAGCGAGTCGCCAGTCCTGGGCGTGGATGATCGGCGCCATCTGGAACGCCGCCGCCGCTCCGTCTACCTTGTACGTCTTATGAACGGAGAGCATCGGGAACGCCGTGTGACGAAACCACTCGTTGCGATACGTGATCTCCACGTCTCCTCGGCAGAAGCTCTCGCACTCCTGGAAGAATGTATCGTAGTGATCTACCATCGGCGACGGTCTGACGAGCGCTTCCTCGTACGGATCAGTACCTCTAGGATTCTGCTTGTCGAGGACTGGAGTGTAGGCGTGCCAGTTCCACGAGTTCTGGTACAGGAGACCTACCGGAACTCCGATACCGGCAGCCATCACCTCTTGAAGAACAGAGAAGTGAACTGCGTTCGCTCCGTAGGCTCCCCACAGAATGTCGTTACTGCGACAGTTAATCATCATGTCGAGCTTGTCTCTGACGACTCGCAGATAGATGTGAGTGTTGCAGGGGAGATCCTTCTTGGATACGCCGAGATCCATATGCGGATCCCACATCGCGATGACGACGCGACGCTCCTTCGGATTAGCTCGTAGCTGACTCACGCAGACGTTGATCTGATCGATCTCGAAGTGCCTGCGCCATCTGTGACCGTAGGCTCCCCAGAGAATATCGTCCTCCTCTGCGAACCTCGCGCCGAAGTCCTTGACGAAGCGGTTCAAGAACTCCGCGTCGGAACGACCCGCCAGCATCCAGATACTCTCGAACAGATGAAAGAACGGATTGGCGTCGCGCGTCGGATCGAACAGCACTCGCTCGCAGGGCTTGTGATAGACTGACATCACCGGAGAGTCTAGTACCACGACGTCGCCGGCTCTGGATGGAGATCGAGCGCCCCACTCCTTCAGATAGTAGACTCCCTTGGCGAAGAGATCATTGACGTTTCTTCCCTCAATTACGAGCACCGACAACCTCCTCAGTCTCGTGGCGAGCGTGCGCCGCTATCGTCTCTAGAATCTGTCTCGTCTCCGGGAGGATCATGAAGTGCGCCTCGTACTTCTCTATCTCCGCAGGACTCATCTTCTGTATGCAGATTCTTGCGGCGACGGCAGCCATGACCTTCCCAGCAACGATCTTCGACGCATGCTCACAGAAGCTACCCTCCACCATAGCAACGATGAAGGCCGCCGAAAATATCTCGGCAGTCTCGTTGATGCGATTCATGGTCTCGTCGTGCTTGGTCTCCAAGCACTCACAGTCCGACATCACTTCTCCCACTCTCTGAGAACTGGCTTCGTGTACGAAGGTCCAGCTAGAGCTCGTCCAATAATCTCACGAGTTTCGTCATCAACTGGTTCCATCTCCTCCTTGCCGAGAGGGTCGGGGAGAAGACCCACTCTGTACGATACTGCGTCGCATCCGTCACAGGGTCCAAAATCCCGCTCACCTCTATAGAGCTTCCGTCTGGCCGCGTCAAAGATATCCGAATTCCACACAGATTCGAGTCCGTCGGTGACAACATTCCCGACTTTAAACTCACCTCTCCAATCGTTACAACATATTGCGACATTGCCGTCCCACCTTATGCTCATCTCCCGGAATGGGCGATGACATCTCTTTCCGGCCTGCTTCTGATTCTTAGGAAAGGCCGCTCCGCAGTGATTGACCAGCGTTGAGTGAGTCCCTGCTGTACTGATCGAGGGATCTACCATGAGGCTCACCAGTCTCCGCTTCCCTATACGCCTATGAGGATTTCCCCACGGATCGGCGGGATACTCGCGAACCTCGATCCCCATCATGCGAAGACCATCGGTCGCCTGACGAATCTTCGAGACGATCTTGATCCCCTCGTACTCGTCGAGAGCGAGGATATTGAGTCCGGCGTCGAACAGCTTCATGATGTTGTCGTACGGGTTCGGGAGCAGACCTCCTCCGTTGCTGGTCATCATGAGTTGTAGCTTCGGGAATGTTTGATGAGCGAGTGCAATCATCCCATGATAGTCTGGGTGCATGGTTGGATCACCGTGCATCGCAAATTCACACCTCGGATTCCAGTGAGCAGCTCTCATCTGTTTGAAGAGAGACTGTATAATCTCTTCAGTCATGAACTTAAAGTTCTTATCAGGACCTTCTTTCCTAATCCCCTGAAGTCCGCAGAACGGACACCTCAGGTTGCATCCCTCGCATAGTTCGATCTGCACTGAGAACGGAGGCGGCTGTCTATACGGCATGGATATCCTCATACTCTAACTTCGTCGAAGGATCGATCTTTGGGATCCAACTATATCTATAGTCGGACGTGATATTCTTTATCGTTTCTCGTGGAACTTTGAGATGAGATGCGATCACAGCATTCGGCACCCCGAGGTATCGCTGACGTCTGATCCAGTGAATCTCATCTTTAGTAAATCTAGTGGTAAATGTTCCTTCACGAATTTGATCTTGATGATTATTCCACTGATCTCCCCAATAGAGATGTCTGTAGTTGAAGCATAACGAGCTGGCACAGCTATGAAGAGAGTTAGGTTTTCCCTCTGGCGTCGGTCCAACTCTTCTGCGAAGAGCCTCTGCAGAAACATAGACCATCGACCGACCGATGCGAACCATCCCATGATCTCTAGTGATCGAGTAAGGCCAGAGAATACACTCATCTGTCTCAAGCAAGATCGACTGCTCGAAGAAAGACCTAGCTTCTCTCCATCTAGCACTCATATACTCTCCACGTGGTTCTTCCACTCTGCTATCGGGAGGCGCACCACCAGATGCGTCTTGTCGAGCCAGCTCCAGTGACACGGCTCTGATCTCAGCTCGTAGCCGGAGGGTACACACTCCGGAACCAACATCTTCAGAGTAGTCTGCCCGTTCGCTCTTCTTACGATGCCGAACGCTCCGTCGGCGCGAAAATCTAGCATCAGCGAGCCTACGTCGCTGCCGTCGCCGAGATGAACGTTGCACTTGTCCTCGACAGACATGGCCATCGCCTTAGTGAAGTAGAGCTGAAGACGCAGAGCTCCGTTATGTGTGACGACACTCGCTGAGATACCCTCCTTATTCGCGACCCTTCTTGGGGTCGGTGCGAGAAGTTTATCGAATCCCATATCTCTCCACTATCGTAAGAGCAACCTCGAGGCCGCGCTGCTCGGCGCGAAGTTCGAAGCACTTGTGATCTATGTCGCGGATGCGACCCTTGATCTCTAGAGCCATCTGAGTAGCGGAGGTCTGCCCTTCCTTCTTTCGATCTTTAGAACGCCGCACTTTATCGGAACCTGATATATCTCCTCCAGCTTTAGACTCTTCCATCCGGACCTCTCTCTGCATCTCGCTAGGATAAGACGCTGTTGTTCAGGAGTAGTCTTCATCTCCGAGCAGCTTTCTTCCACTGGCACGTGACCTCGGTGCGAGTCCCAAAATCACCTCCTGTCTTATTTTCCTTCTGCCGAAGCGTGACGATTCCTGGCCACAGATCGGCCATGCGTCTAGCAGCCTCAGCATGTACCTCGTGCGTTCGCCAAACCGAGCAGCCTCCAGGAGCATTAGTTCGCTGCTGATCGTTCGCCCACCAGTAGAGGATCGCGTTCTTGTGACCTTTCGTGAGGAGTTGCAGCGTGACATCCATGTCCTCCATTACTCTTACTCGCCCGTGCTCGCAGGCGTTGAACTCCGCCGTCCTGAAGGCCACGCACCTGATAGCCCTCCCGTTCTCCTGGAGTAGCGGGGAGGGGCCGACGCCTCCGGAGTTGTTGCCCTGACGTAGCGAGATACCGACCTGAGCATACTCAGCGAGATACTCTCGCATCGCGCTGATCATCTGCTCGAAGTCCTCGTAGCTCTGCGGCCGAAGATTGAGGTAGTACTCCTCCTTTCGCACGGAGAAGATCAAGTCGTCATCCATCATGCAGAAGCTATCCTCGCCGCACTCTAGCGCGAAGTGACCTATCCGCTGGCGAGTATCGGCGATACCTGTCACGTCGTACAGGGTGAGGAACTTGACCCCAGTACCTCTGAGATGCTTAGAGTAGAGATCGAACTCCTCCTCTCTTACGACCAGGACCGTGTGCTCTCGAAGACTTGGAGGGGTCCATCTCAGAGTTCCTCCGTCGAGTAGATGAGATCTCTGATAGGTGGGGATATAGATCCTCATAGCGACCACGACCCCGACCGCGAC